CCTATATTTTTCTCCGGGGGAATTTTCTGGGGGGTCGCTCAGCCTATCGAGGGCGCCTAAGCAGGGACCGAGGGTTAGTGTCCACTACTCCGGGTTGGTGAGCCGGGGCTCCTTTCAAGGATTCTCGGTCTCTTCTTAGACGTCTTCGAAAGTAGGGCAAAACTAAGTAGAAAGGAGGTCTTTACTATTGGCCACTAAAGAGAAACCATCTGCAAACACCGTTAGAAAGAGACCTCCGGCGACAACACCTGAGGCTCGAGTGAATCAATTGGGCGCGTTAGCCTATGATTTAGCTGAAAAACAGTTGCGTGATGGAACTGCAAGCTCCCAAGTCATTACACAATTTCTTAAAGCGGTTTCGCCTAAAGAAAAACTCGAGAATGAAATTTTGGAGAAGCAGAAAGAATTAATAACTGCAAAAACAGAATCAATCCAATCTGCTAAACGAGTAGAAGAGTTATACATTAATGCTCTTAATGCTATGCGTACTTATACGGGAGCATCGCGAGGTGACGAAGATGATTAATATAGAAAAGCCATCATTAAATGAACTTTCCCATCATGGCGTCCTAGGTCAAAAATGGGGCGTCCGTCGCAGCGAGGTTCAGCTTGGTCGCGCTAATACTAAGACGAGCACTGAATATTCTTCTAATAAAATCACGATTTCAAAAGGCTCCGAGATTCATCGCATGGTGCCAAAAACCTGGGTTAATAGAGAATTGGCTTATGGCGGGCACGCTTATGCTAGCTTTCTTAAAAGCGACGTTGAACATTATAAGCAAATTTCAGCGTTGTTTGGAAAAAACTCATATGTAGATTTGACATTTAAGGCCAAAGACGTTCTCGTATCGCCATCTGAGAAAAGACGAGTTGACGCCTTTGTGGAACTTATGAAAGAAGACGTCAATTTTAATAAGAATTATACAAAAGCAACAAGGAACATTTTAGTATTTACTCCAAAGTCTACTATTAAAACAATTGGAGAAAATACAAATAAAACTCAAAGAGCCTATGACAATTTTGCTTATCTTTTAGTTTCAAAACCTGAACTTAGAGATTCTTATATAAGCAAGTTAGAAAAAGAGGGCTATTCTATGATTATTGATGATGCGGATAGGAAAGCGAAACTAGCAGAATCGCCTGTCATCATATTTGATAGACAAAAATCTTTGGATGTGCAAAATGATTAAAACCTATAGAGATCTTCGTCGTCTTCGAACTTTCGAAGATCGATTTGAGTATTTGAAACTTGGAGGCGTTGTTGGAAAATCAACCTTTGGTTTTGAACGTTATCTAAACCAAGTGTTTTACAAATCAGGAGAATGGCGAGCGTCAAGAACCGGGATTATTATTCGTGATAACGGTTGTGATTTAGCCATCGAAGATCGTGAAATTTTCGGTCGCCTCATCGTACATCACATAAATCCAATAACTATAGAAGACATTGAACGTGGTGCTGATTGTTTGTTCGATCCCGATAACCTTATATGCACTTCTCACAACACAAGCGAAGCAATTCACTATGGTGATGCATCATTATTATTGTGTCTTCCAAAAGAACGTAGGAAAGGAGATACCCATTTATGGAAAGCATTCTAACATCGATAAAAAAGCTTTTAGGAATTGAGGCTTCCGATACGAGCTTTGATAACGACATTGTAATGTTTATAAATGGTGCATTAAGTAATCTAACTCAACTTGGGGTTGGACCTAGCACTGGTTATAAAATTACAGGAGCCACTGAAGTCTGGACGGCGTTTTTAGGCACTACGCGATTTGATCTCGAGTCGGTTAAGTCGTATGTGTATCTTAAAGTTCGACTCATTTTCGATCCTCCGCAAGTTTCCTATTTAGTGGATGCAATAAAAACGCAGATAGCAGAACTTGAGTGGCGGATAAACGTGCAAGTGGAAGGAGGTACTACATAATGAATTGCAAAGAACAAGTCCGCGACGAACTGTATCATTTCGGTATTCTTGGTATGAAGTGGGGCGTAAGACGACAGCAAATAATCGACAGTTCGAGAGAAGAAGGACTTCGGGTCGCTAAGGAACAAGGTCTGGCTAAAAAGAAAGGAGAAAGTGTTGCCACAACACTTGTACTCGCCGAGCGTAAAGCAAGAGAAAAAGGCGAAGTAGATAAATCTTTCCTGAACAATGAGCATATAAGCCAGAAAGCAAAAGATAGAGTCCTATCGATAGCAAGCAAAACTGCGTCAAAACAAAAGTCAGAGGGCTCCGAAGATTATCAGAAGAGCAAAGAGATGCATAAGCGCGGGGCCAGGAACCTTTCTACAAAAGAGCTTAAAGACCTCACCACGCGTTTGCAGCTGGAGCAGCAGTACAAGAATCTTAATCCCAGCGACGTGAAAAAGGGAATGAACATTGTCAAAGGAATTACTGCTGCGGGGACAACGGTTGCCTCTTTGTATGCCCTATCAAAGACTCCACTAGCACAAGACATAATCAAGGCGATGTCTAAAGCTGAAGTGGGGTAATCTTATGGGATTATCAAATACCGCTACCCCGAAGTATTATGCTCAATTTAGAGAAGAGGTATTAAAAGGAAACATTCCTGTCTGCAAAGAAATCTCTTTAGAGATGAATCGTATTGACAGTCTAGTTGAAAATAGAGGCGTCTATTACGATGAAGATGCAGTTGAGGGATTTATTCAGTTCTGTGAACATGAGCTAACTCTTACGGACGGAGCCGATTTGATACTCCTAGACACATTCAAACTGTGGGCCGAGCAAGTTTTTGGTTGGTATTACTTTGTTGAGCGAAGCGTCTATGAGCCAAATACAGATGGTCATGGTGGTAAATACGTACGTAAGATGCTTAAAAAACGCTTAATAAATAAGCAGTATTTAATCGTTGCTCGTGGTGCTGCCAAGTCAATGTACGGTTCATGTATCCAGAATTACTTTCTAAATGTTGATACTTCGACAACACATCAAATAACCACTGCCCCAACAATGAAACAAGCAGACGAAGTTATTTCCCCAATTCGGACTTCTGTTACGCGCTCGCGTGGTCCACTTTTCCAATTCTTAACCGAGGGGTCTATTCAGAATACGACTGGTTCTAAAGCAAATCGGGTTAAATTAGCATCAACTAAAAAAGGAATTGAAAACTTTCTTACCGGATCATTACTGGAAATTCGTCCGATGTCAATTGATAAGCTTCAAGGTCTTCGCCCTAAAGTTGCTACTGTAGACGAGTGGCTTTCTGGAGATATAAGAGAAGATGTTGTTGGCGCAATTGAACAAGGAGCTTCAAAGCAGGACGATTATCTTATAATTGCTATGAGTTCAGAAGGAACGGTTCGTAACAGTTCTGGCGATACAATTAAGATGGAACTCATGAATATTCTTAAAGGCGAGTACCTAAACCCGCATGTATCTATTTGGTATTATCGATTAGACGATGTGTCTGAGGTATCTAATCCCGCCATGTGGCCTAAAGCCAACCCTAATATTGGTAAGACGGTCACGTACGAAGTCTATCAATTAGACGTTGAGAGAGCGGAAAACAATCCATCAACTCGTAACGACATTCTTGCCAAGCGCTTCGGAATCCCAATGGAGGGCTATACATATTTCTTCACCTATGAAGAGACTCAGCCTCACAGACGAAGAGATTTCTGGGAGCTTCCTTGTGCCCTCGGTGTCGACCTTTCTCAGGGCGACGACTTCTGCGCCTTTACGTTCCTTTTCCCTTTGCCAAATGGCTCATTCGGTATCAAGACTCGTTGCTACATTTCCTCCTTGACGTTAATGAAACTTCCTGGTGCTATGCGCGCCAAGTATGAACAGTTCATCAACGAGGGATCGCTCATGGTGCTAGAGTGCACCGTTCTCGATATGATGGACGTTTACGACGATCTTGACAAGTTCATTCAGGACGCCAAGTACGATGTCCGTTGCTTGGGCTTTGACCCGTACAATGCGAAAGAGTTTGTGACGAGATGGGAAACTGAGAACGGGCCGTATGGCATCGAGAAGGTTATTCAGGGTGTAAAAACTGAATCCGTTCCTCTTGGCGAGCTTAAGACCCTATCTGAGGAACGAATGCTGATCTTCGACCAAGAGTTAATGTCCTTTGCTATGGGTAACGCAATTACCCTTGAGGATACCAATGGGAACCGGAAACTTCTTAAGAAGCGCTACGAGCAGAAGATTGACAGCGTGGCGGCTATGATGGACGCTTGGGTTTCTTACAAACTTAACAAAGACCAATTTGAGTAAAGGAGGTGCTGTAATTGGCTGAAAGTTTAACCCATCACGGCATTCTCGGAATGAAATGGGGGGTCAGACGAACTCAAGCGCAGTTAGATCGCCAAGAGCGGAAAGATCTAAAATGGGCTAAAACTAAAGGCGCTAAAGTCACTTCCAAAGTTCAGAAATCCGTTCAGAAGGACATAGATAAGTATGAAAAGACCGATATGGCCGGCCAAGTGGCGGTTAACAAGTCTGGACGACTTAGTCTCTCTTATGTTAACCAATACAACCAAAAATTGGCGGAGTTGATGAATGACAGAGTTGGGAACGTCCAAGCACCTTCTGGAAAAGTCATTCGGTATGTTGCAAAAAGGGGTGAGGTAGGTGTTCATACGGCATTGGCGGATCAAGACTATAACATGAGTCAAGTCAAGAACGGGGTTAACATGTCTGGACGAATAGCTTACAAACAAGAGGTCTTGAATAAAGGATAGGAGGTGGACCGGTTGGCAGAAACAATAGGCGGAAGACTTAAACATGCGTGGAACGCGTTTCGGAGCCGGGACTCCACTGATTACCAAGACCAACGAGATCTTGGCTACAGCTCGTCCAGACGACAAGACCGCGTACGACTTCACATTACCAGCGAACGCTCAGTCATCATCTCGGTTTACAACAGAATAGCTCTTGACGTGTCTGCGGTTTCAATTCAGCATGTCAAAGTCGATCAAAATGGGAGATATGCTGAAGGGGTTAACTCAGGAATTAACTACTGTTTAACCACAGAAGCCAACATAGACCAAACGTCGAGGGCCTTTATACAAGACATTGTCATGTCAATGTTCGACGAAGGCGTCGTGGCGGTGGTTCCTGTTGATACTACATTAAACCCCAATGTAACCGGCTCGTATGACATTCAAACGATGCGAACCGGAAGAATTGTTGGGTGGTATCCAAAGCATGTCCGAATTCGCCTCTACAATGACAATACCGGCGTCCAAGAAGAAGTAACCCTTCCAAAAGCTATGGTTGCGATCATCGAGAATCCGCTTTATGCGGTGATGAACGAGCCTAACAGTACGCTAAAGCGTCTGCTAAGGAAGCTTGCGATTCTTGACGCCATTGACGAACAGAGCGGAGCCGGAAAGCTTGACCTCATCATTCAACTTCCGTACGTAATAAAAACCCCAGCACGAAGACAACAGGCCGAAGAGCGTAGAAAAGACATAGAAATGCAGCTCTCCGGTTCAAAGTACGGAATTGCATATACAGATGGAACGGAAAGAGTAACTCAGCTTAATCGCCCAGCAGAAAACAATCTTATGACACAGATTCAGTATCTAACGAGTATGCTTTACAGCCAGTTGGGATTGACAGAAGATGTGTTCACAGGGAAAGCTGATGAGGCGACTATGCTGAATTACCAAAACCGAACCATCGTGCCCATGGTGGCTGCAATTGTTGATGAATTTAAACGCAAATTCCTTACGAAGACCGCCCGCACTCAGAATCAATCAATAATGTATTTCCGAGATGCCTTTAGCTTGGTTCCGGTTAACGAGTTGGCTGAAGTAGCCGATAAATTTACCAGAAACGAGATATTGTCATCTAATGAAATGCGGGCAATCATTGGGTATAAACCCTCTACTGATCCTAAGGCGGACGAGTTACGTAATAAAAACCTAAACGCATCCGGCAATACGAGCTCCGAGGAGCCGCCCGTAGAAGATGCGAAATAATTGGAAGGAGATTAGTCAAATGGCTAAAACTAAGTACGATTTTAGTGGATACGCCACTAAGAACGGTCTTAAATGCTCTGATGGGCGGACAATCCTTAAGGATGCATTTAAAGATCAGGATGGGCAGGTAGTTCCTCTTGTCTGGCAGCATCTGCATAACGAACCCTCAAATGTTCTCGGGCATGTTCTTCTCGAGAACCGCAGCGATGGTGTGTATTGCTACGGCACGTTCAATGAGACCGAGAAAGGCCAGAACGCCAAAGCTCTTGTCGCTCACGGAGATGTTTCGGCCCTTTCCATCTACGCCAATCAGCTTCAGGAGAAAGCGAAGAACGTCATTCATGGCGCTATTCGTGAGGTTAGCCTGGTCCTGGCTGGGGCCAATCCCGGAGCTTGGATTGATAATCTGAGCTTTGCTCACGCCGACGGCAGCGAAACAACGGTCGAAGATGAGGTCATCTACTCTTCCGGAGCTCCTTTGGAGCATGCTGATGGCGACGACGATAAGCGAACCGTCAAAGATGTGTTCGACACTTTGAACGAAGAGCAGAAGAACGTCGTCTATGCAATGATCGCGTATGCTCTTGAAGACGCCAAGGCTGGCACCGCTGAGCATGGGCAGGAAGCGGCGACCATTCAGGAAATGTTTGACGCGCTTCCGGAAGACCAGAAAGCCTCTGTGTATGAGGCCATCACCCATACCGTTGCCCCCGAGAACTCTCTCAAACATAATAATAAAGGAGAATCAATCATGAAGAATAATGTTTTCGATCAGACTCTTGGTGCCGAGAAGAAGAATGTCCTGTCTCACGATCAGCTGAATGCGATTGTTCAGGATGCGAAAAAGTACGGCACCCTGCATGACAGCTTTATTGCGCATGCCGAGGAATACGGCTTCGATCCGATCGACGTCCTGTTCCCGGATGCCAAATACACCAACAAGGGCGGCCCCGAGGTCATCAAAAGAGAAGATACGTGGGTTACGACTCTTCTCGGAGAGTGCACCCACACCCCGTTCTCCCGCATTAAGACGGCGGTTGCCAACATCACGGCCGATGAAGCTCGTGCAAAGGGTTACGTTACCGGCGGCCTGAAGAAGGAAGAAGTCATTCCTCTGCTCAAGAGGACAACCATTCCTACGACCATCTACAAGAAGCAGAAGCTTGACCGCGACGACATCGTGGACATCACTGACTTCGACGTAGTCATCTGGCTGAAGGCCGAAATGCGCGGCATGCTCAACGAGGAACTGGCGCGTGCGGTTCTGATCGGTGACGGCCGTGACGCCTCCGACGAAGACAAGATTAACGAGGGCAACATTCGCCCGATCGTGACCGACAACGCCGACGTTTACATCCATCGCGGTTCCGTCGCGAACGACGCTACGGCTGATGACATCATCGACGAGTTCATCCGCCTGCGGAAGTATTATAAGGGCTCCGGTAATCCGTCTCTCTACACCGGTACGGATCTACTGACTGACATGCTTCTGCTCAAGGATACCCTCGGCCGCCGTATCTACAAAGATATCGCCGAGCTGGCTTCGGTTCTTCGCGTGAGCAAAATCGTTGAGGTCGAGCTGATGAATGGCGCCACCCGCGTCGTGAGCGAGGACCAGACCAATGAGATTCTCGGCATCGTCGTCAACATGAAGGACTACACAATCGGCGCCGACAAGGGCGGAGAGGTTGCGATGTTCGACGACTTCGACATCGACTACAACCAGTACAAGTACCTGATCGAGACCCGCGTCTCCGGCGCTCTGACGAAGCCGAAGTCCGCGCTGATTCTTGAGAAGCGTCCGGAGGGCGTATAAATCAAAATAGGACCCTATTCTAACTAATAAGGAGGCACATAATGGACAGAATTTTTGAACACTCCAGAGATCTGCATGTTCGTAATTATGTTGTATATGCCGGCTCAGACGGCTACGCCTATGTGGATGCGGAAGAGACCGAACAAATCACCGGAAGTCGATTGGCAGATGTCTTTAAAAAAGGTCTGTTGGTTGAGGACGGCGGAAAGTTCTACGTTCCAACCGCTATGGTGTACGAAGATGGCGTTACGACTATTACCTATGTCAAGGCTGATTCGTCAACCCAGACAACTGCAGTTCTGACTCTCGCGTCTTCTATCGATTACCCATTGGAAGCTCTGCTGGAAACGCTCACAATCGGCGCGCTTACACTGGCTCCAACGTTTGACGGAGACGCCTTTACCTATACCGCCTCGACCGTCGGCGCAAGTGCGATTGTTACTGCGGTAGCTACTGATCCTGATGCGATTATTACAATCCGTAATGGGACGGCGGTTGTGCCTAACGGTACCGCGGCTACTTGGGCAGTCGGAGCAAACGTGGTAACCATTACGGTTAAGAATGGCGAGGCCGACAATGTTTATACAGTTACCGTCACAAAGACACTGTCTGACACGTTGGAGAGTCTTGTCCTTGGTGAACTGACTCTTAGCCCAGCATTCGGCTCCGAAACCACAACCTATACGGCAGCGACAACCGATGAGAGCAACGTAATTACCGCTGTGGCCACTGATCCGGAGGCAACCATTGTTATTAAGAACGGAGAAACGACGGTAGAGAACGGTACCGCGGCTACATGGACTCTTGGGGCAAACGTGGTAACCATTACGGTTACGAATGGCGAGGCCGAAAATGTTTATACAGTTACCGTCACAAAGACGTTGCCTGACGACACATTGTCGAGTCTTGTCCTTACCGGGTTGGGTCTTAGCCCAGCATTCGGCTCCGAAACCACAACCTATACGGCAGCGACAACCGATGAGAGCAACGTAATTACCGCTGTGGCCACTGATCCGGAGGCAACCATTGTTATTAAGAACGGAGAAACGACGGTAGAGAACGGTACCGCTATCACCTGGGAGAATGGTGCCAATACTGTTACTGTGGCGGTTACTAATGGCACCACAAAGACATACACGGTGACGGTCACTAAATCGTAAGTAAAGGAGGACGCTCGTATGGCAAAGTTCTGCGGCAATATAGGATATTCAGTCACTGATGAAACCTCACCTGGCGTGTTTACCGAGCAGATAACAGAACGTAACTACTATGGTGATACGTTGAGGAACGTCAGTAAGAGCCAGGACGGTCAAAATCTTAATCAAAACCTTACGGTCGACAACAAGATTAGTATTGTCGCAGACCCCTTTGCCTACGAGCACTTCTATGCTATTCGATATGTGCACTGGATGGGGGCTTTATGGGAGGTTAATTCTGTAGAAGTCCTCAGTCCGCGCCTAATCTTAACGATCGGAGGCGTATATAATGGGCCAACGCCTTGACCTGCAGACGATTCTACAAAATCTTATCGGCGCACGGCCTGACGGTAAGCAAAATGTCTACTTTCAGCCTCCGAGTACCGTTAAGATGGTCTATCCGTGCATAGTCTTTAACCGCAACAACGCCAGCACAAGAAAAGCCAACAATTTACTTTATGGGTATCTTTGGGGTTATACTATTATGGTAATTGACCCAGACCCAGATAGTGATATTCCGGAAAAAGTGCTGGCTCTACCTTTTTGCGCGTTTGATCGGCACTACACATCAGATAATTTGAATCACGATCTCTTCAACATATTCTTTTAAGGAGGAACCAAAATGTCGAAACTTGTATGGGACAATACCGGTGAAAGACTCTATGAGACCGGCGTACAAAACGGCGTTCTTTATCCTCGTAACGTTTCTGGGCTCTATCCCAAAGGCGTGGCGTGGAATGGTCTTATTTCGGTTACCGAGAGCCCTACTGGCGCGGAATCAAATAAGGTTTACGCCGATAACATTACCTATCTGAACCTCATTTCCGCCGAGGAATTCGGCGCCACGATTGAGGCTTATACTTACCCCGATGAATTCGCGGCTTGCGATGGATCTGGGGAGCTCGCGGTCGGCGTGTTTGTCGGCCAGCAAACGAGGAACGTATTCGGCCTCGCCTACAAATCGTTTGTGGGTAATGACGTGGCCGGAAACGACTTCGGCTACAAACTGCACCTCATCTACGGAGGTAACGCTTCTCCTTCCGAGAAAGCTTATGCCACCATCAACGACACTCCGGAAGCCATCACGTTCTCCTGGGAGGTCACAACCACTCCTGTGGAGGTCACGGGCTTTAAACCGACTGCATCCCTCACGATCGATTCCACAAAGGTCGATACCGCCAAACTCGCGGCGCTTGAGACTATTCTCTTCGGCTCGGCGAATGCGGATGCAAGGCTTCCTCTTCCCGATGAGGTTGCGGATATCTTTGCCGCTGATGCTCCTTCTGCGCTGGCTCTGTCGAGCATCGTTCCGGACGATGACGAGACGGACGTTGCTATCGACTCTACGATTGTTCTCACGTTCAACAACAAGATCGACTCTGAGACGATTACAGTCGCCTCTGAGGGCGGCGACCTGGTCGCAGGAAGCAAGTCTTGGAATGCGACCGGAAAGATCCTTACCTTTACTCCGACAGCCAGCCTGACCAACGCGACGATGTACATCGTTACTATCGCTGGCGTGGCCGACATCTATGGGCAGTCCATGGCTACGGTAGTCAAGAACTTCATGACTGTCAACGACTAAGTAATCCAATCAATCTTTGGGGAGTCGTATTCAGGGTGACGGGCTGGCGGCTCCCCATCTTTTAATTCTTGAAAGGAGAAACACCATGCTTAAAAAGACTATGACTTATACCGACTTTGACGGAAACGAACGCACTGAGGATTTCTACTTCAACCTGACAAAGGCTGAAGTAATGGAAATGGAAATGAGCGAAACCGGCGGCTATTCCAAGCTTCTGGAGAAGATCGTCGCCGAGCAGGACTCCAGAAAGATCATCAAGAACTTCAAAGAACTGATCCTGAAGTCGTACGGCGAGAAATCTCTCGATGGCAAGAAGTTTGTCAAGTCCGCTGAGCTTTCCGAAGGCTTTGCACAGACGAACGCGTTCAACGATTTGGCTGTAGAGCTGTACACCAACGCGGAATCGGCGGCGGCCTTTGTGAACGCCATCATTCCTCAAGTTTCGGCATAATACAAGATAGGAGGCAGGGAGAATGCTCTACTTAACGGTTCCCTCAAGAGAGCTGTTCGACGAGGCTACTTCGACCTTTAGTTACACTAAAGAAGAGAATCTTCAGTTAGAGCACTCTCTTGTCTCTTTATCAAAATGGGAGTCAAAATGGGAAAAACCATTCCTGTCAAAAGACAAGAAAACCACAGAGGAGATTATTGACTACATAAAGTGCATGACTATTACTCAGAACGTCAAGCCCGAGGTATACGATAACCTTCCCAAGGAAGTTTTCACTAAAGTCGATGCGTATATTCATGCTAAGATGACAGCCACGTGGTTTAGCGATAAGCAGAATACTCCTCAATCGAGGGAGGTTATTACCGCTGAGCTTATCTACTACTGGATGGTTGCCCACAACATTCCTTTTGAATGCCAAAAGTGGCATTTGAGTCGGCTTTTAACTTTAATTAAGGTCTGTAACATTAAGAATCAGCCGCAAAAGAAGATGGGTAGAAAAGAAATGCTGCATAGTAGAGCAGCGCTAAATGCGGCTCGTAGGACCAGTATGAACACAAAGGGGTGAAAGTAATGGCCACAGCTACCGATAAGGACAAAGAGGTAAAGGACGAGGAGCTCCCTCAGACTGTCCTCGACGAACTGAGTAGTGGGAAAGGAGACGACGATGAGTAATTCTTCGCTCGTTACGTATACGAGGATTTCTCCAAATAAGACAAGTCCTCGTAATAAAACCATTGACACGATAACCATTCATTGCGTGGCCGGTAATTTGTCCATTGAGACTATCGGCTCGGTCTTTGCGCCGGAATCAAGACAGGCAAGCAGCAACTATGGCGTTGGCACCGATGGTCGCATCGGCATGTACGTAGAAGAAAAGGACCGGTCTTGGTGCACTTCTTCGGGGGCCAATGACCATCGAGCCATCACAATCGAAGTCTCGAACAATGGCGGCGCCGACACCGGCTGGAGCGTCAGCGACAAGGCGTTAGCCTCGCTGATTAAGCTTGTCGCCGATATTTGTACGAGAAATTCTATCAAAAAGCTTATCTGGAAAGCGGACAAGAGTCTTATCGGCCAAGTTGACAAGCAGAATCTGACGATTCATCGCTGGTTTGCTAACAAAGCTTGCCCGGGCGACTATCTCTATAAGAAGCATTCTTATATTGTGACGGAGGTCAATAAGATTCTCTCTGGAGGTACTTCCTCGTTCGTCACAGATACTTCCGCGGCCACTGACGCGCTCGCAAATTACCCTGTGTTGCGTAAGGGCAATAGCGGCGCCTTCGTCAAGATTCTTCAGACGAGACTCAACGTTCATGGCGCAGCCTTAACGGTTGACAGTTCCTTTGGGGATTTGACGCTGGCTGCCGTGAAAGCTTTCCAAACAAAGAAGAGTCTTCTCTCCGATGGTGTGGTTGGCTCTTTGACATGGGCCGCGCTTTTAGCTGACCCAGTGAGTTCTTCTCTGCCGTACAAAATTAAAATTACGGCAAAATCTTTGAATGTTCGTAAAGGTCCTGGCACGGGTTATGCCGTCACTAAGACTTTGACGAACGACCCAAATATTTATACTATAACGGAGGAATCCGTTGGCACGGGAGCAACTTTGTGGGGTAAGTTGAAATCTGGTATTGGCTGGATTTCTCTGGACTATACAAAGAAGGTTTAGCTCCACATCAAACTTGGAGGGATAAATCATGCTTGAAGTCATTAAAGATTTAGCACTGTTGCTTATCCTTTCCGGTGTCTGTGTGATTGGTGCGTATATTCTGAAAGCCAAAAAGCAGGAGATTCGCAAAATTGCCACAGACCTCATTCAGAAAGCGGAGATCGCAATTACCGGTTCTGGAATGGGCGCGGAAAAGAAAGCCAAAGTAATTGCGCAGTTGCAAGCCATGGGTATTAAAGTTGACGCCTGGCTTGACACCGAGATTGACGAAATTGTCGCATATTTGAACGAGAAAGCCGGATGGCTGGTTGGTGAAGCCATCAATAGTGTGTCGGATGACCAATCTACTTAGTGTGCGGGTCGGCAGGATATTCTGCTTAAATAAGCCTCGGTAAAGGAGGGCAGGCATGATAGTCTTAACGCAAAGCGGCAACTTCAACAACACAGAAAGATTTCTGAAGGGCGCTAAGAAGCTTGATATTAAGAGAATCTTAGAAGGCTATGGTAGAGAGGGAGTTAGAGCGCTTGCGTCGGCTACACCTGTCGACTCCGGATTGACAGCGGACTCTTGGGGATTTCGAGTAACAATCTCCAAGGGTTCGTTCTCAATCGTATGGACTAACTCGAACGTCGTTAAGGGCGTTCCTATCGCTATAATTCTTCAATATGGGCACGGCACCGGAACCGGTGGCTATGTCCAAGGAAGAGATTACATAAATCCTGCAATTCAACCAATCTTTCAAAAGATTGCTGACTCTGTATGGCTGGAGGTAAGGAATTTATGAGCAATTCGATCGACGAACGTATCGTAAACATGCAATTCAACAATAAGCAATTCGAGTCGGGCATCTCAACGAGTTTGAGTTCTATCGAAAAGCTTAAGAAGGGCATGGATTTCGATGGCGCAACCAAAAGTTTATCCGGTCTGAGTGATGCTGGTAAGAAATTTTCACTCGCGGGAATTGCTGAGGGAGTCGAGCAAATCGCTGGTAAATTTTCTGTCCTGGGCATTATGGGGGTCACAGCTCTCCAGAACATTACTAATTCGGCAATTAATGCAGGCAAGCGAATTGTCTCAGCATTGACTATAGACCCCATAACCACGGGCTTCTCAGAGTACGAGCTTAAGATGAACTCTGTTCAGACCATTATGGCTGGTACTGGTGAGAACCTTGATACGGTTATGGAAAAATTGAATGAGTTAAACGTCTATGCGGATAAGACTATTTACTCATTCTCGGACATGACTTCTAACATCGGTAAGTTTACAAACGCCGGTGTCTCTCTTGAGCAATCCGTGGCGGCTATTCAGGGCGTTGCGAACGTGGCCGCTGTCTCTGGTGCTAATGCCAACGAGGCTTCTCGAGCAATGTATAACTTCGCCCAGGCGTTGTCGTCCGGATACGTTAAGTTAATTGACTGGAAATCTATTGAGTTGGCTAACATGGGCACAGTCGAGTTTAAACAGCAACTTATCGATGCGGCTGTTGCGGCTGGAACCTTAACTAAGGCCTCTGACGGCATGTATAAGACGCTTGAGGGCAATCTTATTAGCGCTACTAAGGGCTTTAACGATAGTCTTCAAGATCAGTGGATGACCACAGACGTTCTGGTCAATACTCTTAATCAGTATGCGGACGAGACTACTGAGATTGGTAAGAAGGCCACAGCGGCTGCTCAGGACATTAAGACTCTTACTCAGATGTATGACACGCTGAAGGAGTCTGCTGGTTCTGGTTGGGCTGAAACCTGGGAGATTATCGCTGGTAACTACGACGAAGCTAAGCTGATGTACACAGAGCTTGGTAACGCGCTTAGTGACATCATTCAAAGTTCCGCAGACGCTCGAAACGAGATGCTTCAGACTTGGAAGGACGAGGGCGGACGAGAGGATCTCATCCAATCTTTCCGCAATCTTGGCGGAGCGTTAAAAGCCATCGTCACGCCTATTAAAGAGGCGTTCCGAGAGATCTTTCCGGCTCTCACAGGTACTCGGTTGGCTGAGATTACTAAGAGTTTTAAGGAGTTTACAGAACGGCTCAAAATAGGAGATGACACGGCAGCTAAGATTCGTAGCACGTTTAAGGGTCTCTTCTCAATTCTTAATATTGGGAAGAATGCTTTCCTTTTCCTTGCTCGTGGAGTCAAATCCTTTATTCAATTCTTAGCGCCAGCAGCTAAAGGCCTTCTTACTTTTACCGGTTCTATCGGCGAGTGGCTGACCGGCATAAATGATTCGCTTAAGAAATCTGACGCGTTCAACAAAGCGTTTGAGAAGCTTAGAGATGTTATGACGGACGTAGCAGACAAAGTACAAGCGGCCTTTAAGAAGCTCGCAGACGCCTTCACAAGTTTTACTGGTATAGATCTCTCAAGTCTTGACGCTTTTGTGACAACGGTGAAAGAGAAATTTCATCCACTCGAGGCCATTGGTAACTTTGTGAGAAAATCTATAGAGGTAATTGGTAAGGTCTTCAAATGGGTTGGGCCCATCTTCTCTAAGGTTGGTACGGCTATTGGCACGGCGTTCAGCACTATGAATTTCCAAGGTTTAATTCAACTCTTTACTACTGGTACCTTTGCTGCGGCCATTCTCGGCATTAAGAATCTCGTTGGTTCCTTTAAAACTATCGCGGATAGTGCTGGAGGCTTTCTGGAAGGAATTACGGGAATTCTAGATGGAGTACGCGGTTCTCTCGAGGCTTATCAGAACAGCATTAAGGCTAAAACTCTGCTGACTATAGCCTCAGCCATCGCGATTCTTGCGGCATCTTTGCTGGTCATGTCATTTATTGACTCTAGCAAACTTACTGGCGCGTTGACGGCCATCACGGTTCTCTTTACTGACCTCTTTGGCTCGATGGCTATATTTGACAAGATTTCAGCCAGCAGCGGCTTCAAGAGCATGGGTAAAGTCACCAGAGCGATGGTGGTTCTGTCGGTCGCACTTCTTATCTTGTCTAAGGCTGTCACTGAGCTTGCCAAAAATGACTGGGACGACCTAACCAAGGGTCTTCTCGGGGTAGCCGCGCTTATGGCTATGATGGTCGGCGTCTCAAAATTGATGGCTAGCTCCTCAGCGAGTCTCATTAAATCGTCTATTGGCTTAGCCATATTTGCCGTGGCTATAAGGTTGCTCGCAAACTCGGTTAAAGTGCTTGGCGAAATGGACACAATGGCTCTAGTTAAGGGAATGCTGGCGCTAATTGGGGTTCTCTCAATGCTGGCGCTCTTTATGCTGGCGTCGAAGTATAGTGGGTTAACTGCCGCAGATGCCTTAGGGCTTGTGGCGACGGCACTCGCTGTACGCATTATCGCCTCCGCAATTAAGAGTCTTGGTGACATGGACGCTGGTGCTATAAACGCGGGTCTAGTTGCTATAGGTGTGGTATTGACGGAGCTCGGTCTCTTTACGAGACTTGTCGGTAACGGCACAGGTCTGATTAAGACCGCTGCGGCTTTGGTCATATTAGGCGTCGCAATGATAATCTTCGCCAAAGCTGTCGAGGCGTTTGGCAGCATGGACCTCCTGGTCCTCACACAAGGACTTCTTGGTTTAACTGTGGCTCTTGCCGCTGTCACCGCTGCCGTCAACTTCATGCCCAAAAACATGGTAGGTATTGGTATCGGTATGCTGGCTATGTCGGCAGGTCTGGTCTTTATGGCTAAAGCTATTGAGACTATGGGAGGCATGACTGTGGGTGAGATTGCAAAAGGACTTACAACCTTAGCATTAGCCTTGCTTATTCTTGTTGTGGCGACAAACGCTATGACAGGAGCTCTTGCAGGTGCTGCGGCGCTACTCATAGTAACAGCGGCCTTGCTTGGGCTGTCTGTCGTTATGCGAATCCTCGGATCTATGGGTCTTGCTGAGATAGGTAAGGCTCTTCTTGCTCTTGTTGGCGTGTTTGTGGTACTCGGTGCTGCCGCGGCCATTCTATCGCCAATTCTCCCCGCAATGTTACTTCTCGGAGCAGCGCTCATTGTCTTAGGTGTCGGTTTGGCTGCCGTAGGAGCTGCATCCTTAATCCTCTCAATTGGCTTAAGTGCTCTTTCTGTCACAGGACTGGTCGGCGTTGGGGTTCTCTTAGCCATTGCCGCAGCCATTATCCCCTTAACTTTGCTATCCCCTGCGATTCTGGTTGTGTCTGCCGCATTGCTCGTCTTCTCTGTCGCAGTTATAGCTCTTGGAGTCGGGATGACAGTTCTCAGTGCTGGGTTGGCCATGCTTGTAGCCCTTGGCCAAGCTGGCTTAGATGCCTTAACCGCATTGGCAGCTACTGCCGCTAGTATCGCAGAATTCGCGGTAGAGTTACTGGTAGCTGGGGCGGCACTTCTGGTGTTTGGCGCAGGAGCAATAGTTGCTGGCGCTGGAGCACTGGTCGCGGGTATTGGTATTCTGGCTTTGGCCGGTGGATTAGCGGTTCTCTCAACGGTTGACATCTCCAACATGGAGGGTCTTGGCGACTTAGCTAAGAATCTGCTCAAGGCCAGTGGCTCGTTGCTTCTGGCTTCTCCTGGCCTTCTGGCCGGTGGAGCGGCTTTGGCGGTCTTTGGGTCTGGCGCGGCCAGCACTGGAGAGGGTCTCACTAAGATTCAAAATGGGATCACAGAAGTGGTTAAAGCGGTCAAGGCTGTTCCTGGCGACATGGAGGCTGCTACGAACGCCATCATCGACGGGGTAAATAACCTTATTGCGGAGGTCACATCGACCATCGCAAGCCGCCAAGCTGAGATTTCTTCCGAGACTACTAAGGTAATAGATGCCTCAGTCAAGGCGATTAACGACAAAAAGCAATCCTTTACCACGGCGGGAGTAAATCTCGTCAATGGCTTTATTAGCGGCATCCAATCTCGTGTGGCTGCGGCTGCTACTGCGGCGGCGTCTATGGCTTCGGCCGCCTTGAGAGCTGCTAACCGGGAACTGGATAGCCATTCTCCGTCTCGGGCGTTCGAGGAAGTTGGTATGAATGCCGACTACGGCTTCGCCAATGGCCTTAAGAAGTATGCCGGTAGTGCGGTCAAGGCTGCTCAATCTGTCGCCAAGAGTACCATCACGCCTGTCATGGAGATGACGGACGGATTCTTCTCTGGGGCGGACTTAGTCGGTCAAGGTTTGCAGCAAGTGGCTAAAGAGGCCTCAAAGATCAATCCTGTCATCAACAGTCAAAAGACGGTCATCATGCACCACGAGTTTGACACTCTGCACGTCGAGGGCGTGAATGACGAGGGCGAGTTTGTGGCTGCTGCGGACTACGCGGTGGAGGACTATCTAACGTCTATAATGAGGAGGCAGAATCGCGTATGAGTGATAACATTAGCACTTGGAAACTGTCGAGAGACTCAGTGACGTTAGCGCAAATTCTCAACTTTCTACCTAGCGTTGACCAAGTGAAAGTCACATCCAAAGCTCTCGACGGATCAATCTATATTCAAACCATAGGGACCGGCACCAAGCAAGCAGCTGTTACTATATTTGCGACGCGGACGGAAATGCCCGCCGTGAATGACGCGGAGGCTGATGGGGCGCTGGTCTCGGTAGTGTATCGAGATAAGCAATACTTTGGGTACATAGAGGCCGCACCGGATTGGTCGGCCATTATCTATGGCGAATCCTATACGGCAAGTTTCAATCTACTTATTGACGAGGAGGTGTCCGTGTGAGAAGCGTTCCTTCTGATATTGCTAGCAAACTGGCAATGAAAAAACAAACTGCAGCAAATGGAGCAGACCCGTCGGCTAGTATATGGATCGGAAGGCCGACTACTGCTTTGACCACGGACGTCTTTCTGGAGAAGCAGACGGTTCTAACGGCTACATCTATCACGGACTCAGCCGTAGCCGTCTGCCATCCTCGCCAAGGTGCTGCAAATACGAAAATTAACATCGCATATATTGCAGACGGGGTTGCGCACGTGGTTACGGCGGCAACTAAGACTAAGATGTCTAATCATATTTGGGTTGATTCAGGCTTTTCCGAGACAGCAAGCGCTGTGTCCATAGCCTACGACGGCACAATGCCTAAAAACGACCAAGGTAAGATCGAGTTTGTCACAGAGAGCCAGCCTTGGATATTCTGGGTTGATTCTGGCGTGCTGTATGCCAGAAAGTTAGGCACAGAGGGCACTATTACCCTCGCCCAGGCAAACTGCACGGACGTATCAGCTATACGCGGAATGTGGTCTGAGGTCGGTGGGTTTGACTTCGGCCTGGTGGTCTTCTTTATACTGTCCGGCACGATCTACTACAGACAGTATGTTGACGGCGTTTGGATGGATGCTGAGACGGTTACGTTCGGACCGTCTAGCGTAACGTGGACGTCCATAGCCGCCTTCAGAACCTGGGACTACCGTGTCGGCGTCCAAGGAAAGACTTCGGACAACGTGCTTTACGAGCTCTTTACTCAGTTTATGGGTATTGGCAAGCAGAACGTCGAGCATCTTGAGATCACAAGCGTCAATGCAGATGGCGATATCATCCCCGTGGATTACCACGACACTGCCGAAGCGGAGAATATCGAGATCGCGGCAATCGAGGCTGTTGGGGCGAGAATCTATGGTCTGTCTTCTATGCCTGTTTCAGCTACAAACATTGATGATGGGCTTGGCAATTATGGGCTATATGTTGAGCTAGTACTTGATTACCCTGTAACGGGGGCAGCAGAAAACTATGCTGCATTTGTGCTAATGGACGAGAATAGCACAACATTTGCAGGGACAGCTATTTCGACAAGTGTGGATGGCAAGACACTGACTATCACGTTTCCTGATTTCAACAGTGCGTTTGGTGATTTAGTGCTTGGCTATACCCCAGGCACAGTGCAGTCGCCTGCTGTTGCAATGACGGCGTGGACTATCGAATTTACGCCAACAGGACTTGTACCGCCACAAATTGACCCGCCCGAAGTGGAGGATATATGGAATGAGTAAAGCGGATGGACAGTACATAGCAATTAAATTCACAGTACCGATTACAAGCGACCCTGCAGGGCGGTTACCAACACCTGTCGGCGGCAGCGAGGAAAGGGCTGCAAGTATAGCGTCGATTGCTGGGAGTAGCGAGTATTCCGGCTCTTACGATGACAATTTCATCGATGGCAATACATCGACCTACTGGCGCACATCCACAACCACAGGGCAGTACGCTATTTTCACGCTTGCCGAAGCTCGCACAGTAATAAAGTTCCGCTTGTACGTTGGCAACACCACTTACAGACCAACAACGTTCACTTTAAAAGGCAGTAACGACGGCACTAACTACACGACGGTTTTATCTGGCACTTGCACATCAAGTTCTGGCTGGCAGGAATTCAGCTTTGAAAATGCGACAGCCTATTTGTATTATCGCATGGACATAACGGGCGCAAATTCCTCTCGGCTCTATATGTACGAAGCGCAACTGATATATGTGCATTTTATTGGTAATGAACAATCCTTTACCGTTACCGGGCAAGAATACAACTTTGTACCGGGCGGCGAACTGGAAGCATCGGCGTACACCGTCGAATCCGTGGCAGCTCATCCGACAGAAGAAAATGCAATCCTGCTGACCATCGCTGCAAACGACCGCTTTGAAAGTGTCGTTGGAAATCTTACCGTTGCGTACGACGCGACAAAAGGCAACCTTGCCGGAGCAGGGGGGCAGGTCGAATCATTCAGCGTGTCATTTACCCCTGCTGATTTAGTCGCAAAACCAAATCAAAACGACCAAGAAAATATCGAAATCGCAAGCATCGCCGCAACCTGCACACTTACGCACATCGATTACATTAATAGCAAAGAAGACGAAAACATTGAGATAGCAGGCATTACGGCGACCGGAATACTTACCCACGTTGACGATATATAGGGAGGGGAAAATATGATTAGAGGTAGAAAAAGACCACTGGAAAAGGTGCCGGAGGTCAAGGCTAATTTAAATTGCAGCATACATAATAGGTTTGACATCGAGGTTATAGACACCGCAACGGGTGAGATAAAGCAAAAGGCACAAGCGGAAAACGTTATTTGCAACCAGCTTTGGACAAGACTTTTCACTCCAAATACATATTTTAACTATATACACTATGGCACCGGAAACGGAACGCCATCAGCAACAGATACCAGTCTTTTTGCTTTTTTAGGATATGGGTCTCCGGTAGCTGGCGACGATGTATATAGTACCGATTTGTTGAACGGCGTGTTTTCTTTACGTCGAAAAATTCAGCTCGCGGAAACGGTAGCTGTGGGCGAAACGTTAACCGAGGTGGGCGTTGGTCACGGCACCGGTAGCGCTACGCTTTGCACGCACGCCATGTTGAAGGATATGAACGGAAATCCCATTAGCATCGCAAAAACGGCAACCGATGTTATCAATATATATGCTACTGTCTTTGCCCACTGTGATTCGACATACTTTGACCACGGGGCAATAACTTTAACAGGACCAACAAATAGTCGAAATCTATTATTTAAATGGATATTTGGGCTTGGAAGTCCTGTCGGAAGCGGAGCTACTGTTTATCCCGGATTCTATTATAATGTAAAAACTGGTTGCGGAGTTTCTCGGACTAATGGAATATTACCGACAAAAACATTGGCTACACTTTCTTTTAGTTTGGCTGCAAAAACTTTTACCTTAGTTCTTACTAGATTAGGCGTTAACGATTCTAATTATATAGGTGGAATACATGAACTTGCTTGGTGCCCTGCTACTAATTACGGCTACTCCACTGAATACTATACTGATTTTTTAATTCGCCCAGACTCCGATTGGTATTCCCCTAATTTAATCGAAGGGGAAGCAATAGGCACAGGTGACGGCGAGACCACGGACTTTGCAACAGATTTCCCAATCCGTTCAGATGCTCGAATTTATGTTAACGGCGTTGAACAACTCTCTGGAGTATCTGTTGATATAAATACGCCAATTTCAATAACTGATGTTGGAAAACAATTTAGATTCCTTCCTAAGTATAGTTACATTTGTACTGATGCTGACCAAGTTCACTGTATTCCACATGGTTTTGGAGACACATATAAGGAAACAAAGCATGAGTCTGTTTGGTATAATCCTTTTTATTCATTAGGCCTTGTAAGCTATAATGGCATATCCTCGGCTTCTGTTTTGCAGGCTTCTGATGACCTATCAACTTGGGTGGCAATTGGAAGCGGAAGCGGAGTAAAAGCGATTGCCTCCGCATATAAAAACTATAAATACTGGAAAATTTCTGGAGATGACTGTGCGGCATTTACAACAGATTATACCGGTAATAATATCCACTTTGATACCGCCCCTGTATCTGGGGCAGTAATTACAGCAGACTATAAGCCAGATACGATTGCCAAAGACGCCAACCACGTCTTTGACCTGACGGTTACAATTCAACTCGGCGAAAAGACCACATAAGGAGGCGCTTCAATGGCAACAACACCAGCCCCTTTGGTGTGGGATTTCTATCGTGAAGTAGGCTCAGATGTTAACGCACACGTTGGTGGCGTTGTGCACTATTACGATGAAGCATCTCAGACCTTATTTCTCAATGGAGGGTTAAAGACAAGAACAGCCGACGTAGATGACGGGCATTGGGAAGAATCTGTCCTTTCCAGTCCGTCCATATTTATCAACACTAATGCTTACACAGTACTTGGCCTCGACCATCCATCGAACGGGGTCTTGTACGGTGCTGCTACGGACGGAACGGCCTTGACATTCCTGCGTTATATTTACGGTATGGATTTGTCGCACATCACGGAGTCGTGGAACTGGACGTCTCAAAGCGACAACGCGATAGCCCAGTTCTCTGGCGCCGTACAAAACCTCGGACCAGATGTCTTCAGCTTCGACGCCACTCTCTTCCAGCCGGGTGCTCGCATTATCCTCAGCGTTATGATGGGTAACAGCCAACCATATCCTATTGGCGTAGCGTGGCTTGATGAGTGTGGGTATGACGTTGCAGGGGACACCGTAGATATTTCTGGACGCAATACTGTCGGATATTTCTTGAAAGACCAGACATTTGACGACACATATTCCTTTACAGGCATTTCGAGCGATATAATGACCGCTATTCTTACGTACGCAGGCATTAAGAAGATTAATGTCCAAACTGGAACAGGCACAATGCCCTTTACATTTGATCCTTCTGATGCTCTTCTAGACGGCATTAAAGAAATGCTCTCGGCTTACACAACTACATCCAGTGAGTGGAAGATTCTTGAATTGCCTGATGGAACCGTGTGTGTTGGATACGAATATTGGCTGGCAAATCTACTTCCAAACTCTTACTACAGCTTCGATGAGGGAAAAGACGTATTCAAGCGTAAAACTACTAAGTTATCGGATAGCAGTTATGTTGCTATTCGGGTAACTGGTAAGGACGCTTCGGATGTTGATTTAACACCGGTTACCGTCGCTGTAACTAATTTCCCATATTGGGCGTTGGGTAGTCATAGAACAAAACACCTAACCGCACCCGATGGGTTTACTCAAGCCGGCTTGCAGGCATGGGCTGAAGCGCAAGCAACAAAATACCAGTACATCGGTATTGGTGAAGACTTTACAGGCCCATTCCGTCCGCAGCTACTCGTCGGAGATGTTGCCGAGGTTGTAGAGGGCGAGGAAGGAACCAGTCTTGGCTTAATCACAGAGGTTAGACAGGTCTTCTCTCGCAAAGATGGTTTTAAAACGGAATTCTCAGTAGACTCAGGTGGCGTGGTTACCGATGGGGCAAACTACGTCGTTTATTCGAGGGCCGCCGAGGTTAGCGGCTTCAACCGCAGGCAAAGAGTGATTGACCTAGTTCGGTTTATCGCTAAAAAATAGAATTGGGGGACAGCTTATGGAAACATGGGTGCAGATGATAATAACCATTGTGTGTTCGGTGATTGCCTCGTCAGGCTTTTGGGCGTTTGCGCAAAATAAGCTTGACAAAAAAGACATCACTAAGGAGATGCTTATTGGCTTGGCCCACGACCGAATAATGTATCTCGGCCTGTGCTACATCGAACGAGGTTGGATTACTCAAGACGAGTACGAGAACCTTAACGACTACTTATTTAAGCCGTATAGCAAGCTCGGAGGAAACGGCACCGCCGGACGAATAATGAAAGAAGTTGACAAACTCCCAATTCGACGTTCTGGTATTAAGTTCGAGGAAGAAGCCTATGGAACAGCCAAATGAGCCTAAGAAAAAGTCGGCTTTTCGCCGCGCGCTATCAGTTATCGCCTGCTGGATAGGCAAGCAATTAACCTTTCAAAAGCTGCTAGTCATCTTCCTGGTGTATAAGGGCGTCACTTGGGTTGACCAATCTTACGAATTAGCTTGGGCCGGCTACGTAGAGATTGCGTCAGACCTGTCGCGGACAGCGTTAACGGAGCTTCTTGGCGTAGCTTTGATGTACTCCGTTAAGGCGCTATTCGAGCAGCTCAGCAAGAACAATAACTGGCCCGATAAGGATGCCTCTAGTAAAAACTGTGTTGAGCAGACAGGGGACGAGAATACTCCTGTCGGCTAACCGTCAAAATGGAAGGAGAAATCACCAATATGAAACTCACTAAGGAATGGGCCATCGCGGCCGCAATCCGTGCAATCAAGACTGTCGCGCAGACAGCACTCGGTATGTTCACTATCGGGGTGGCATTTAGCGAGATAAACTGGGGCTACGTCGTCTCAGTTTCTCTCGTCGCCGGTATCTACTCAATACTGACTAGTCTCGCAGGACTTCCTGAGACTAAGACGGACGGAACGCTCTTGGTGGACACGACAAATCCCGAACGAGACATATACCGAATGGAGCTCAACGACGACATTAACAAACTCACAGAAAAATCCTCCGTACGCTTCGCAGTTAATCCTAACGCCAACCTTTCGCAAGAATAACTTAGCCTATAGTAGAGAACGAAAAACATTAAAAGAAAGGTGAAGGCGTAAATGAGAAACATATTTAAACGCGACAAACGAACCGAACTGGAGATGAGGATTGATGATGAGCTACTTTATGTATCACAGATCATTCAGGACCAAGAGATAGAGGCATATGAGACCTCTGCTACGGTCGAAAAGACTAAGAAGATCAACGAAGCGAAAAAGCAGAAATTGGATGACCTCGAGCGGCTCCTAGAGCTGGCCGAGAAACGTCAGAAGATTAAGACGGCTTCGAGATTAAAACCTAGTCCGGACACTATAGCGGTAGGCTTATTTGCGCTAATCCAAATCGTATGGATAACGAAGCATGAGAAGCTCAACGTCATATCGTCAAAAGCATTAGGGTTCGTAACTCGGGGGCGTGTGTAACAGCACACCTTCCCCTTTTCTCGCGCCTATAACATATGCTTTAATGAAGGATATTCTGGAAAGGAGAATGCTACATGACAAAATTTGAATTTTGGACGTGCATCGTAGGACTAATAGTTATAACGATTTGCATAATAAGAATCGGGGTTTGTCTTGCAGAGATCTTTTAATAGAGTATATTTAAGAAGTAGGAGGAAAAACAAAGCCTCTTACTTTTTCGCTTCGCAGTAAAAACACCGCCTATAATAGAGAACATATTTGAAAGGAGATTTTAAAATGACGTACAAAGACATTGAAGCTAGTAGGAATACAAGGCTTTGGATAACACAGGTAATGGTACCGGTAGCTACATTAGCAACCAGCACTATTATAGCAGTACCCGAGGCGCGTAAAGCTATTTGCAAAGGTGCAAAGCACGTTAAGGAATCTATTAAGAAAACGTTCACCAAAAAGGAAAGCAAAACAGAGAATAGAACTGTAATTAGCATAGACGCAAATAATCGTCAAGAAGCATTGGCTGCTTTAGAAGCCCTCGCAAAAGAGGTCTTCGAGAGTGAGAATTGCTTCAAACCGATTAAGAAGAAAGTGCAATTTAGAGATTCTAGGAAAGCGTAATGCTTTCCTTTTTCCTCGCACAAATTACATAGCCTATAATGAAGAGGAACCAGTAGAACTGGCGGGCACTTATCCCAGAAAAATCGCCTCTTCTTATATTTCGCTGAAAAAACATAGCAGTATAATATTTTTGAAAAGGAGAAATTTGTATGGACAATCAAGACGGCGTGGTAATTCTTCCAGATAGCGGAGAACGTACGGAGTTTGAATCAGGTGCGGTGAGGGACATTCAAGCGGGGAAAGGACGTTGTGACTTACTTCCTCTGGATGTCGTAGGGGCAATCCTTAAAGCTCCAGAGCTGATTCTCATTGAGCAGTTCAAAGACACGAAGGACGTCAACGATCTATATTTGGCCGTTGAACAATTCGCTAATACTGCAAAGATCGATATTTATACATTAATGATCGAAGTCAGCAAACACTTCGAGTCTGGGGCAATCAAGTACGGCGATAATAATTGGAAGAAAGGTATAGATCTTCATTATTATCTTAGCTCAGCCGTCCGGCATTTCCTTAAGTTTAAAAGAGCTGATACGGACGAACCACATGATAGGGCCTTTGTATGGAATCTGCTGTGCGCTGCCTGGACCTATATTCACATGCCAGAACTCGACGATGTGAATCTGGGCGTTTATTGTCCATACAAAGTCCTTGATATCTTTGAATAAAGACTTTAATACTCTTCTAAACACAATGGAGGGAATAAACTTTAATGAGCTTAAAGATTTATATGATGAGTCGTTTAAAAAAGAAACTTGGCAACCGCCTTCCTCTCTGCCTCCAAATCAAGACTAGGTCGCACAAATTACTCACCCTATAATAGAGAACTTGAAAGGAGATTGACTAAATGAAACTTAGCGACATGATTATTTCGGCAATTATTAAAAAAGGAATCTTGTGCGAGGCGCGCAATTTAGACGTGGAATTTGATATTCCAACGGAGCAATTGATGCAACTCAAAGAGGGCGCCGTTTTTAAGAAGACGACTGTGCATGTGAAAGTGGATCACGTCACCGTCAAGTTTGACAAGGAGGAAGCTTAGGCTTCTTCTTTTAATTTAGCATATCAGCAACGCTGAATGCCGTCACGTAAAGTGACTGAAAGGAGTTCTCTCACCAATGAAAAAGATAGTAAAGAAAATTGAGAAAAAGATGTCCGACCTGCGCATTCAGAACATAAGTTTATATTTTCGAGACGGCAAATTCTACTGGACTATCAAATCTTGCGGCTTTGATTCTCTCGAGGAAGTTTTTGCTGATGCCCAGCTATTCTGCAAACTGGAAGACGAAACCGACGACTAATTATATTTGAAAGGAGAAACACTAATGAGCCTCTGTCCATTACGTGACATTTCTAAAATTGAGTTATATTCTCTGGCTTTTGAGGACCCGTTGACCAAAACTTACAATCGCAACATGCTCAATGAAGTGCGAAGATATTTTGACACATGTGAAATTATTGTGGTCATGGTTGATATTGATAATCTTAAGCATTTAAACGACCATTATGGCCACGATGCTGGCGACAAGCGTATTAAGCACGTAGCTGACCAGCTTAAGGAGATAGCGGAAAACGTGTTCCGATTGGGCGGAGACGAGTTTCTCCTTCTCAGCAAGCACTCAATCGACAAAGCTTTGTCCGATGTTGCTGGTATATCCTATGGTGAGCGAGTAAAATCTAGTTCGGAGTCTTTGGCGGACGCAATGAAGATTGCTGACGTGGGGATGTATGAACGTAAAAAAGAGCGAAAAATTAAAGCGGCTCTTAACGAGGTCTATGGCGCATTTGGCGTGTCGGAGAAGATTCTTGAACGATTCTCTGAACCAGAAAAATTGTGGCCTAAGTATAACCCATATTTGAGCCAGAAAGGAGAAGAAGATGGCGGTAAACGAGCGATTGGCGACGCTGACGAACCTCCTGTGTGATGCTTGTCGGGCATATTATTCTGATACGGATGAAGACCCAATCATGTCCGACAAAGAATACGATAAGCTCATACGAGAGTTGACGTTGCTTGAGCAAGAGACGGGCGAAAGCTTACCTTGGAGCCCAACAAAGAATGTCGGCTTTGCAGAAGAGACTCCTGATAAGATGCAGCATATTAGCCCAATCCTTAGCCTTAAAGATACCAAAAGTATTGACGAGCTTCTTCACTTTCTTGGCGAGGAAGAGGGCATGCTGTCGTGGAAGCTTGATGGCCTGAGTATTGTCCTATATTACGAGGACGGGGTTCTAGTCAACGCAATGACGCGAGGAGATGGCCTCACAGGCAAGGTTATATTTGAAAACGCTAAGAAAATGCGCTATGTGCCGCACACTATTCAGGTAAAATGCCGGTTAGTGGTGCGTGGTGAGGGATGCTTGGCACTTAAGGACTTCGAGGCTATAAAGAAGACCAAGCAAGGAGAACGGTTTAGCAACCCCAGAAATCTCGCTGCGGGCATCATCAACACAACCAAGGCCCCGAACGTCCTGCTGAGACACATGGCGTTTATTGCGCACTCCATTATATTCTCTGACGGAGAGGCAGCGGCGCTTACTACGAGGACTGCTCAGTTGGCATATTTGTCGTTCTTTGAGTTCCACGTGGTCCCGCATAGCAAAGTTCTGAATTTTGAGCTGCAACACGAGGTTGAGCGTTACACCAAAAGCGTCGATACGTTCCCATATCCTGTGGATGGACTAGTGCTGGCGCTCGACAACGTCGTATTAGGCGATAGTCTTGGCGCCACCGCACGGTTTCCGAGGCATAGCATGGCCTTTAAGTGGCCGGACGAGCATAAGCTGGCAAAAGTGACTGGGATGAAATGGAGCGTCAGTCAGACAGGACTCATCACGCCCGTAGTGATATTTGAGCCGATAGAGCTTGAGGGAACTACTGTCAGACAGGCAAATCTGCACAATCTTAAGTTCTTCGAGGATTTGAGCATCGGAAAAGGCGATATTCTGCAGGTCTACAAGGCAAATAAGATTATTCCTGAGGTTGAGGAGAACATGACGCGCTCCAAGACAGAAACCTATCCAAAGAAGTGCCCCGTATGCGGCTATAAGACAAAAGTGGTTACGACCGAACGGACACGCAAGTTATATTGTGAGAGGTGTAAGAAGAAGTAACTCGCACAAATAACTTAGCGTATAGTAGAAACTAATATGAAAGGATGTTAAGTTATGAAAGAAAAACTAAAGGCATTTTTGAAGGAGAACAAGGAGATTACAATCGCTGCGTCGTGCATAGTCATTGGCGGGGCGGCTATTGTAGCCGTCCTGGCTTCCGGAACAAAATCGCGCATAGCGGATCATTTCACAATATATACAAAGGAAACACTTATTCAGTTTCTGCAGGAGATGAACCCGGGCACGAAGCTCGCGATATTCAAGGAGACATTGGAAGATGCCTACCAGATCGTGATGCTGTAAGGCTTAAGAGGAGTTCATCTCCTCTTTTATATTTTGAAAGGAGAAATCGCCATGAAAATTGTCACCGGATTAGCAATCTTTAGCGTTGGCGCCGCAGCAGGAATTATGCTGTACAAACAGGGAGTTACACTAATGCTTCGCGACAAGAAGTTTATCGGAGAGGTTTTGGAGCCGATTGTCATAGACAATATGAAAAAGCACTTCGGCGTCGACAAAACCGCTAGAATTCTGGATATTATTGCTGAGAAAGGAGAAGCAAAATGACACTACTTGTTTACGTTCTTGGCGCGTGCTTATATTTGCTGACCGTCAGCGGTATGGTCTATTCCGAGATTTGCGTAAAGATGAAAGACCGCGACTATCTTAAGGTATACTTACCTTTAGTAACCGCCGTATTCATCGCCATCAGCACAGCGTACTTAGCAGTTTTCTATTAAAAGGAGGGACTATACCTGATGAAACCAAATGGATTTACCAGAGGCGTAAAAAAGCTCGGGGGAGTAATTTCCAAAAACAGTCCTACTATCTTGACTGGATTGGCGGTCGGAGGACTCTTCACCACGGTTATATTTGCCGTGCAAGCCACGCCGAAAGCGCAAGCTCTTCTCAACGAAGAGTTGGAGAATCGAGGCCTATCCACCGTTGGAGATTATCACTCAGACAAGAAGTTTAGCGACGACTTCACAAAGACCGAAATCCTGAAAATCACCTGGAAGGTCTATATTCCAGCGGCTTGTATGGGCCTTGCTACGGCGGCCTGCATTGTTGGGTCAAATTCCATTAATCAGCGTCGAAACGCGGCGTTAGCGACTGTCTATGGCCTCACAGAGGCAGCTTTCCGCGAGTATAAGGAGAAAGTGGTCGAGACAATCGGTAAAAGCAAGGAACTCAAGGTTCGTGATGAGATTAGCGGAGATCATGTTAAGAATATTTCAGAAGATTGTGAAGTTGTCTTAACAGGGAGAGGCAATATTCTTTGTCTCGACTCTTTCGGACGGCTTTTCCGAAGCGACATCGAAGATATTCGCCGATCAATAAACAATGTAAACCAAGACTTTATAGATGATCGGTGGATCAGCTTGAATGACTGGTATTATGCGATTGGTTTGTCAGAAACCAAGTATGGAGATAACATGGGCTGGGACCTTGATGAGGGGCTTATGGACGTCTCATTCAGCAGCCAATTAACTGAGAAGAACGAGCCCTGCTTAGTTCTCAACTACAAAATAACTCCAAAATTCTTGAAGTAGGAGGTTCTTCAGAATGTCAATTCAAGTTAATAGTCGTCCTCGCGATTTCTGCCCGGCTGAATGCCGGTTTATGAAGCTATCCGTGGATAGCGAAATAGCCTGGGGAGACAACAAAGCGCAAATGATTACAAACATTGTTAGTTGTGAATACGAAGACGTCTGCAAGATGTGGGCTGAAAGAGAAGACGCCCATCGAACCTGCAAAGGGTGTAAGTACGACGAGGCAAATTGCACAAACCCGGAGCCGTGTGTAACAAACGAGTTTGGAGGATGGACTGGTTATACACGTAAAGAAACAACCGCTGAAAGGGGAAACTAATGGACAGAGAAGTTAGAATGTCAATTCAAGAACTCGTCGATGAGGCAAAAGCGCACGATTGTAACTTGGGTATTATTGCGGTTCAGACCGGAAAGGATACCTACGCCATTGAGTTGCGTATCTCAAAAGGCGGTTATCACGTGTCCAGAACTCTTTCACCAGAGGATATTTCTCAAGCCAAAATCGACGTCATTGCGTTCGAATTCAACGTGATGATCGATAAGTTGGAAACAGTTCTAGCTGAACGTCAGTAATCTATATTTTAATTCTTGAAAGGAGAACACTCGCCATGTCTCTCACAGTGATAAACGACCCAAAAGAGGTCAAAGAACACATAGCAAAGCTTGTCGACTACTATCAGCAAGAGCGTTCCGATCCTAAGATGACGGATAAAGAGCTTGCTCAGCGCGCTGGAGTAGCGCTCGCCACGGTCCTGCATATCAAGGACACCACATTCGAGTATTTGCCGAGGCTTTCTACAGTTATCAAGATTGCGAACGCCTTGGGAGTACCGTACACTGACCTTATATCTTGAAAGGAGACACACTATGAAACTGGAAAACATTCTAAATCTCGCGGCCGTGGCTGTCATTGCGGCACACCTTGGCAAGAAAGCTCAGGAGAAAAAAGATATTCAAGCGCTCGATGAGGTGCTTAACCAATTTATGAAGGAGCTCAAAGAGCCGAAGAAAGAAAAGGTTTCCTATACCAAATACAGCGATTATATCCGCCAGCGCCCCTATGTAGCGGATGAAATCATCGTCAGTACGCGAAAAGAAGGAGAAGCAGTCTTGGATGAGTTGAAAGATATTCTCTGCAAATATGGGCAGGTTAGCGTTGCTGACTTTTATGAGCTTGTAGGGATACGGCCCGAGTATACTGATAATAAAAGGGGATGGAAAGAACTTCGGTATACCGGTCTTCATAAGAGCCGATACGGATATACCTTTTCTCTACCTGACCCTATAGAACTGTAAGCAATTTCACCATATTTTAAAAACTTGAAAGGAGAACAACATCGTGGAAGAAAACGAAGAAAAAAAATGCAGCTGTGACTGCAAGCCAGATTCTATATTTAGGAGGATTTGGAATCGACTGAGATATTTTGTCATGAATACGATCGATCATTTCAAAAAGTCAAGCATGGAGTCGTGGGCCGAGAGAGAAATCAACATCGCCTGCAAATACGAGCGGGCTGATTCTGGGGTTGAGACTGGATGGGACTACGGATGTGCTTGCTACGAGAGCGCTTATAAGGCTTATAAAAGCCTCTGCAAGGACGGCCATAGCGGTTTCAGCATTGCCATGACAAAGCATATTCTCAACAGGCTTATTGATGGAAAGCCATTAACGCCTATCGAGGATGCGGACGACGTATGGAGCGATATTAGTGACTATCACGGAGACGAGGATTATACCGATTACCAATGCAAACGTATGAGCGCCTTGTTCAAGTATGTGTACTCCGACGGACGGATAAACTACAAGGATATTGACGCTTGGTGCTGTGTAGATCTCGACAATGGCAGTACGTACCATAGCGGTCTTGTCCAGAGACTAATGGATGCTATGTATCCTATATCCATGCCTTACTTCCCGCCGGATAAACCCACAAAGATATATTGCTCGAACCTTCTTACTGATCGCAAGAATGGAGACTTTGATACTGTTGGGGTATTCTATGCTATCAAACCCAACGGGGAGCGGATTGAAATTAACCGTTTCTTCAAAGAAGACGGCCATGACTGGGCCGAGATTTATGGTGACGAGTATGCAGAACGCAAAGAAATTGCCTCCACTCTCGTCTGAGGTACACGAGTACCAAAAAGACGCAATAACCGCCGCAAAAGATTTAAATTATGGGGAGGAAGTCATCTATAAGCTCGAGCACGCTAAAACAATAGGCGAAATCTCTAGGATAATGACTACTGCTAGAAAAGGAGAATAGTATATGAATAAAATTATTGCCGTAGATTTTGATGGGTGCCTCGTCACCAACAAGTATCCGGACGTCGGCGAGGCCATTGAGAAAAACATTGCCAAGCTCAAGAAAGAGCAGGAGGACGGCGCCAAGGTTATTCTGTGGACGAACCGTGTAGACCAGTATCTTGAGGAGGCATTAGCCTTCTGTGAGCTTTATGAGATTCATCTCGACGCCATCAATGAGAACCTTCCGAAGATTATCGAGGCATTCAAGGGAGACCCTCGCAAGATATTTGCCAACGAGTATTGGGACGATCGAGCGGTTCTCATGGACGAAAAAGACATTGGCGAGTTCTCGGACGGATACCACTCGTTCAACGACCTGTACGCTCAGAGGTTATATTTGTCAGCTGCGCTCTTTAACGAGTTTAAGGAGTTTGGCTGGAAGTCGTGGAAGCACTTTGACGGCGAGCTGTGCTTTGGCGGAGGATGGTTTATAGTCGGTGTCTCGACTCCTGAGGGGGACTATACATACCACTACCAAGCTGAGCATTGGGAGTTATTCCAGTGCAAAGCGGTTGATACCGCACCCGCATGGGACGGCCACACGGATAAGGACGTGGAGCGGCTCTTAAGTCTTCTCCGCATCAAGGATCAGGCTAAGGGAAACGTTAGCCCATTTGAGGCATATATGCGTCGGAGAGGAGGTTCCTACAAGAATGATTAAGATTGAGGAGACAGAGGTTGTGGGCCTGCGGCATGTCATTCGAGGAATGCGCAACCCAATGAACAGCTGGGGGCAGAGCGACAGCGGAATATGCAAAGGCGGAGATAACGGTTTGGGATGCGAAAATTGTGCCAACGAGGCCTCCTGCACCAATAACTACGACCACGAGTTCAAAGTGGGAAAAGAAGATTATTGCCTTATGGAGAAGCTTCGCGATGCGGGAACCGATCATCGAAAGTATATGCGCATGATCGTCGTATATTTGGACATCACAGCGCCTCTGTATTGGTGGAAGGAGTTCGACACCTACAAAGTGGGTACTGTCGCTAATTCTTGCTCCACGATGCACAAGATTCACGCTAAGGAGTTTACCCTAAGCGACTTTAGCAACGAGCATCTTATCCGTCACTGGGGAGATCCAGAGGACAACAAAAGTTTTGTATTCACGGAATACGACGTCCCCTTGGACCCGGACGATGAGGAAAGCGAGGAGATCAAATTCACAGACGCGGACTCTCCGTTGAATGTCTTGGAGTACAACATTACTGTTTTGAACCATCAAAGAGAGGCATATTTAGTGACAAAAGACAAGAAGTTCTGGTGGCAGATGATCCAGCTTCTCCCCTCCTCGTATAATCAAAAGCGCACCATTATGCTCAACTATGAGGTCCTCGCCAACATCTATAAGAGTCGCAGACTGCATAAGTTAGATGAGTGGCGTATATTCTGCACTTGGATTGAGAGCCTTCCCTATCGGTATCTCATTACAGGAAAAGACGCCTAGCCCACATTATATTTGAAAAGGAGAAATTAATCATGTCTAAGAAACTCACCGAACAGGAAAAGAAAGCCCGTCTGGCCCGCAGAGCCGCACGTCTCAGCAAGTTTCCGCCGACTCCTCCGAGGCAGCTGGGCCGAAAAGAAGCCAGGGCCATTGCCCACGCCAACATGGAGCGCGCCGGGGTCACCCGAATCAACAAGAAAAACAGTCAGAAGCAGTCTTTCTTCTCGCTGTATTGGCGGAAGTATATTGTTCCGACCAAAAAGGCTCGTGCCTAGGCTGTAGGCCTCGCACAAATTACATATCCTATAATAGAGAACCCACTAAAAAATAAAAAGGAGAACTCACCATGAAGAACATTTTTGAGACTATCAAAGCCAACAAAGGAATCGTGCTTAAGAGAGGTTTGATTGCGCTTGGCGTGGTTTCGGTCATTACATTGATCGGAAAGGCGATTAGCGGAACAAACACCGAAGAGGAAGATTTCGAGGGCGATGACGCCGAAAACGATTCAGACGAGAACAACTAAATTTAAGGGTAAAGATCGAGGTATTAAGGAAACTTAGTACCTCTTTCTTTTCGAAAAGGAGACGACAATATGAAGAGACTTGGACTAGCGCTTTTGGTGTTTATGTGCGTTTTGGCGTTCTTAAGTTGCGCATTGAGCGCCAACAGGAATGATTCCCAAAAGAAGAATCTTATTGCTGAGACATCACCACCCGTTGTAAGCACCACGCCGATCACCCCAACTCCGTCACCCACTCAGACAAGCGCAGAAGAACCCTCTGAACCAGAGCCTCGGTATGACTTTACGGAAGACGAGGTATATTTGCTGGCCCAATTGCTTTGTGGGTCGGGAAGTAAGGATGGGGATGGAGAATACGACATTGACTTTAAGACCGAGATAAATTATTGTGAGGTTTCGAAAGTCTTATGTGTCGTGATGAATCGTGTGCGCAGCGATAGTTTTCCAAATACTGTTACGGACGTAGTCATGCAGAAAGGCCAGTTTAGTGTCATGCCCCGTAACGCTCAGAAGACTCCATCGGATATTGCGATTCAAACTGTGCAGGAATGGTGCGATGCCTACGATCGTTTTGATGGAGGAGCGCAGAACATTCCCGAGGATCACTTATATTTTACTGGTAACGGCGTGACTAATACCACCAGAGCCAATTACTAACTCGCGCATATTACATACCCTATAATAGAGAACCCATATTTGAAAGGAGAAAGCACCAAATGAAAAAAGGAGACATTGTTAAGATTGTCATCGAGGGAGTAGCTAGCATAGCTATGGGCATAATTGCTGATAGTATTGCGAAGAGGCTCGCTGATGCCAATAAGAAGAAAGACTTCAACAACTCACTGGTAGCAGACCTGACAGTATCGGAACTGAAAGATATTATTAGAGGAGAGGCTTAGGCCTCTCTTTCTTTGAAAGGAGAATTTGTCATGGCCTATATTCGTGTGACAAAGACCTGCAAGACGTGCAACAAACCGTTCAGCATCTCCAAAGGAGAACTTGAGTGGATTGAAAAGCGCGGCCTTAAGCCTTTTGAGCGCTGCTCCGAATGCCGGAAGAAAAGGAGAGAAGAAAATGGACAAAAATGAGAACTTTGAGACTCTGGCCGACAATTTTCCGTCGAATAGTAAGTCCCAAAAAGCTAAATCCAATACTGAAAAAAAGCCCGAGGAGAGAAAAGTAGAAAAGGTCGTCACCGGAAAGGTAAAGCGGCAGAAGAGAGGCTTTGGCAAGAAGATGGCCGAGACTTTTCTTGAGGACAACACTCGGTCCGTAGGAGACTACGTCTTCCATGACGTGCTCATTCCAGCAGCCAAATCCATGATTTGTGATATTGTGGGGTGGGGCGGCTTCGCTGAGATGCTTCTCTTTGGCTCGGTGAGGGGCGGAAGTCGCACAACCAGGCAAGGCGGAAAATCCTATACCAGCTATGGGGCATTCTTCAGCGGTGGCGGTCCTGGGGTCAGAGGGCCTCGTGAGCAAGCCGCCAGAAGAGAGATGTCTCGCGTTGGCCGAGCAAAGCACGATTTTGACGAGATTGTGCTTGAGTCGAGAGGAGAGGCAGAGGACGTCTTGTCTCATTTGGTCGACATGACCATCGACTACGGTCAGGCAACCGTCGCGGACCTCTACGACCTAGTGGATATTACCAGCGACTTCACCGACAATAAGTATGGCTGGACCGATCTCCGCAACGCCAGTGTCAGCAGGGTTCGCGGTGGATATTTGGTGAATCTGCCTCGAGCCATTCCGTTAGATTAAGAAGGCTATAAGATGGATCTTTGATGAGGAAGAATAAAATGTTTGTTAAGAAGTCTGGAGGCAAGATATTTGGCGCCGAGTTTACTGCCGCTGAGAAGAAAGCCTTAGACATTGAGGTAAAGCGCCAGCTGGCAGAATACGACAAAAAGCACGTCATGGAGCTGGACGCCATTATATTGTGGCAACTACACGCCCAATTAGGCTTCGGTAAGAAACGTCTTGAACGATTCTACCGGAAATTCGCCGAGGCCTATAGGGATCTTCTTAAGCGATATGAAATGGAAGGCGAAGGAGAATCTACCTGGCTCTTTACTTATAAGGTAAAGGAGCTGGGAGTGGACCTTGAGGCCTTATACCGAGAAGAAAGGAATGATATTTGATGGCTATCCCAAAGTATCAGGACGACGTCAAACACAAAAAAAACGAATACACTGGTCGAGTCATTGCCGTATATATCGAGCTGACTCCTAATGGGCAGGTTACGTACTTTGACGTACGTGGCACTGACGACCAGATTTATTATCACACTCCAGCAAAGAACTGGGAGGTAGTTAATACGGAGGAGGAGCGATATGATTGATATTAAGATAAATCCTAACGCGGATACTCGCACCTCGGACGGCATCCCCTCTCAAGAAGTTCTTATGTCCGCAACAGACGAGCATATCTCTCACGTTCAGCAGGCGCTTTCTATATTTGCACGATTGCTTGAGCGATCGGGAGAAGTTCACGACTTTACGAAAAAGGCATATTCCGAAGAGTTTTATGACGAGCTCACAACTCTTAAGCCTGGCGATGAGTTCAAAAGCGGGAAGTGGTATAAACTCCATATTTCTCGCGAGCGCCATCATCTCTTGTCTAAGGCTCCGGAAGACGTGAACTTAGTCGACGTACTGGAGTATATTTCTGACGGAGTGGTCGCCGGATATGCCAGGTCTGGGAGTGTTTATGACATCACCATTCCGGATGAGCTTCTGCAAAAGGCGTTCCACAACACCATCGACTTGCTTAAGAGCCAAATAAATTTGGTTAAGGAGGAGAAAGCTGATGACTAATGCCAACATGCGCGAATGGGTCAAATCTGCATATCCTGGGCCGAATTGGGCGAAGAAAGTCGACAAGATGACGGACGAACAAGTATTGGCTATCTATCAGCGCCTCGTCCAAACTGGAAAAATTCGTGGAGGATAAGTTATGGATGGCAAAATTAATGATGATATTTGCGTCTGCTGCGGAGAGTACGATGGTCCTTTCAGGGCCGTAAGCGAGACTCTTATGGTCGGATACGACTCGTCTACTGAAACGGATATTTCTGCCTTGTCGGTTGTGCGGTTTAGCGGCACTAGAAGAGAAGTAGTCAATACTTTCGTTGGCGAGGAAGCTGACTGGATGTATGACCGCCTCATTAACGATAAGACCGGACGAGTCAAGAACGTTTAAGAAAGGAGATATTTAATGTATAATCCAGTAATTCTGGGTCGAATTAACTTTGGCAGTATCGGCTTGGACGTCTATTCCTCATTGGACGAGCCGATATTTCGAGCCTCAGACATTGCCGAGGGTATCGGTTACAGTGTGAACAACACCTATTCTCTTACTCAACCTTGTGAGGATGACGAGAAGCTCTCACTACCGATGGTAGTTGCAGGTCAAGTAAGAATGATATCCTTCGTTACGGAGGCCGGCCTCTACAACATTCTGGCACAAAGTCGCAAACCCATAGCCCGCAAATGGAGGAAAATCATCTCGGACGAGCTTATCGCCCTTAGACGATCCCGCAACAAGAACGTCGTCGAGCAGTTTGACGACTGGGACCACAAGCTGGATGATATTTACATCGACGAGGAGACGGGCGTCATGATGCGCTCAGTCACTGTGCAGGGCGGCGACGTCATCCAGATTCCCTACGAGGATGGAGGTGACGCGGAATGAAGAACCTTGGCGTATTTGCCATCGGCATGTGCCTTGGCCTGATATTTGGGGCGGCTATCTCTGGCGATGTGTACCACTCCACGACCTATATGGTCGACAAAGATTGTCTCGGACACGAGGAGGACAGCGAGGTAACCATCAATGAAGACGAATGAGACCATGGAAAAATACTTCGTTGGCTTTGACTTCTCTGTTGACAAGAAACCGACGCTTCTGGTTGGTCAGCACGACGGCAAACGTGTTGTGGCGGTCAATTATATTAACGACCCGGAACTTATCAAGGAATTGCATGAGAAACTCACAAAATCCGCAAACTCTGATTCGCGGAAATAGCATAGCGTATAATAGAAGAGATTAGAGGTCTCTTTCTTTTGGGCATGCAAACTATATTTGAAAGGAAGAAAACTATGAAACTCACAAAACTCACCAATAGTCTGGCCAAAGTGACCGGACGAGCGGGGCTTACTGTCAAAAAGTATAGCCCTGAGATTTTGCTGGTGGTTGGTATCTCCAGTGCCGTTGGCAGCACAATCCTGGCTTGCCGAGCCACTCTCAAGGTAGACGAGGTAAAGAAGACCCACCAGGACAAAGTTGACCGCATCAATGATTGCTGGGAGAAAGTTAAGGATGGAGAACTTTCTCTTGACGAGTATTCCGAGAAAGACCACAAAAGAGACCTGACAGTCGTCTACACCCAAACCGCCGTCGACTATATTAAGCTGTACGGCCCCGCTGTGACGCTTGGAGCACTGTCTATCGTCGCCCTTGTTGGGGGTCACGGGATTATGAAGAAGCGCAACGTGGCGCTCGTAGCGGCTTACAAGGCCGTTGAGGAGGGCTTCAACGCCTATCGCCAGCGTGTCCGCGACGAATACGGCGAAGATACCGACTACATGTTCAAAAACGGTCTCAAGGCGGAGACGGTGACTGAGACAGAGGTCGGTGAGGACGGAAAGCAGCACAAGGTGAAGAAGACGAAGTTCGCGGCTATTGACGGCGCAACCCCGAGCGTCTATGCCCGGTTCTTTGATGAGAGCTGCCGACAGTGGAGCAAAACTCCGGAGTACAACCTGATGTTCCTCAATGCTCAGCAGGAGTACTTCAACACAATTCTCATCTCGAAAGGTCACGTCTTCTTGAACGAGGTGTATGACGCTCTTGGCATTCCTCGGACGCAGGCCGGCACAATGGTGGGCTGGGTCATGCGTAAGGATGGAAAGGGCGATAACAAGATCGACTTCGGCCTCTACAACGGCGACCGTGAGCGGGCCAGAGCTTTCGTCAACGGTGACGAACGCAGCATCTTGCTCGACTTCAATGTGGACGGGGTCATCTATGACCTTTTTACGACCGAGAAGGTCTGAACGCGGTCGGCTGCGGGATATTCTATAGAGACGTCTTAGATTACCCGGAGTTATATTTGTACGACGGAGGGGCATGCGACTCCGAGGGCTGCTTTCTAGATCTATATTCTCACCTATCGATAGAGGAGGGGTTATTGTGAAACCTGGGAAGTTGGTATTTTACTTGTATTACTACGAGGAAGAAAACTTCTTTACGGATGAGGACGGTTGGATAATTTACGACCTATTCAACATAATAACCCCTCTAAATCTCTATCTCTTCCAAACCGACAACGGTTATAATGTCTTTCCCATGGTCGGTCACGATGACGTCATCTGCGAGATTATATCTGTTCCGGACGAGTGTTGTGGCTTACCAGATTTTCCAGAGCCAGTAGACGTTGGCGACGATTACGAGACAGTAGACCGTTACGTAAAAGCTCGTCTATACAACTATGTTTAGGACACGATATTGAAAGGGGCTTGCATGGATGCCGTTGGGTTGTTTTACGATGCGGAGAGGAACTGCTTCGTGGATGAGGACGGTTTTGTGATTTGGTCTATATTTGAAATCATCTCTCCGAACGACCTCTATCTCTTCAAAGAGAAACGCGAGTATTTTCTTATTCCGCATCGTAACTTCCCAGAGTTAATGGTTGAGTTATATTATCCGGAAGACGACTATCTTAGTGGGCCTTAAACAAGACTTAAAAGACTTCGAGCAGGTCTTTCACGAAAATCTCATAAAAGGAGTGTACCATCAATGACTAAAGAAATGTTGATATATGACAAGGGAAAATGCATCGGTATGGTTGATGTAGAGGTGGAGACGGACGATTTAATCTGCACCTTTACCTGCCTTGCCGAGGACGGCTCCCCAATCTATGTGGTATATTTAGCCGACATGGATTACGGAATATTGATTCCTAAAGAGTTATATTGCCGGATAGAGGCGGCTGTCGACGAACGGGAAGAAGAGGAGTAGTACTTATGACTAAAGCAGAGGCCCTTCTCTCGCATATTGAGGGCGTGAAAGTCAACTCAGCCATCGCCTGGAAAATTTATGAGGGAAACGACCCTCTTGACGCCAAAACCGTCCAAAGCTACGTTGAGGGCTTTTTCCATACGGCGAATCTCATGCCTATCCCCGTGGTAAACCTCGGGTTGGATATTCTGTCGGTTGAGACGGAGTTTGACGACCAAGCGCATACCTACAGCATTACTGTCGAGGGTATGGTCCGTAAGTTTCTTTCGCAGGAATAACTTAGCGTATAATAGAAACTATATTTGAAAGGAGATTTTAAAATGGACGAGTTTGGTAAAGTGTTCGAAAAAATCGGAGAAAACATAGGTATCGCACAGGGAATGGCGGTTGTATGCGCAATTGCTTGTGGTATCGCACTTGGAATGATTTCCGAACAAAAGAAAGAAATTCGACAGATTAAAGAACTTTTAAAAGGGAAGAAGGAGGAGGCTTAGGCCTCTTTCTTTTATCTATTAAATTAAGGAGGATACTTGTGTGAATAAATCTGTAATTGCTATATTTGCGGCGTTCGCAGCAGGCGCAGCAGTTAGCTACTTTATGACGAGGAAACTCTTGGAGGAGCAGTACGCTCAGATTGCTCAGGAAGAGATTGACTCTGTCAAAGAAATATTTGGCCGGACGCCTGTCTCGGATGACATGTACGACAAAAAAGCTGAGAAGTCCGGTAACGTCATGACCGACGAGGAGTACGCTGACCGGCAAGAATCTCGTATTAATCCTAACGCGTCCATGACTCGTTCGTCACTGTCTCTCGGTACTGTGAAATCCGAACAGGCTAAACAAAACTATCACTTGATTGGCGCTCAGACGAACGGCGATAAGGTGGAGCCGGTTTACTCGGAAGATGGCGACGACGAAGAGGATGAGGAAGACGAAGACTATCCTAAAAGCGAGGTCTATGACGGACAGGAGAGAGACTTGACACATATTGACAGAACTCAGCCGTACGTCATCAGCGGGGAAGAGTATACGGACGAGTTTGAGCATCACGACAAAATCTCGTTATATTACTACGTCCTGGACGATACTTTGGCGAACGAGCGGGAAGAGGTTATGGACGACATTGACGGGACGGTGGGCTGGGAGGTCTTTAAGGTCTTGGAGATGCAGAACTGCGCTTGGGTGAGGAACGAACCTCTCGGGATTGACTATGAGATTTGTGCGGTCCGGAACAGTTATACCCAGGCGGTACACGGAATCAGACAGGACGAGAACCTCAGCCCCAGGGAAAGATATTTGAGGCAGCAGAAACGGAGGGAGAAGGACGAAGATGACGAATAGTTACTTTGACTTCCTCTGGAATCTTGTCGGGAGGAAGAAGGAGTACGGTCGTCTCTTGTTATATTTGCACGAGACGGAGTTTTATTCGTTGGTTCCGAACGATGATAACAGAGGTGTCGACGGCGAACAGCTCCGCAACCACTACTTTGATGAGGTGGGGCCTACAAGGCCTCCCTCTTTGCCAAATGACGTGCCGAATGGGCCGTGTACAGTGCTTGAAATGATAATTGGGGTGGCTTTTAGGTTAGAATTTGAGCTGCTCGGCGGTCAGTATGAGAGGCCGGCGGCAGATTGGTTCTGGATCTTGATTGACAACCTCGGTTTGACGGGCTATACAGACCAAAAAATGGGTTACGGCATCTATATTTTGGAGGTTAAAGCAGCGGTTGAGTGCTTTTTAGAGCGGCGATATTTAGAAGATGGGAACGGAGGATTATTTCCGTTAAAACGCCCTAGAAAAGACCAACGGAGGGTCGAAATTTGGTATCAAATGAGTGCTTGGGTGATAGAAAACTACCCGATTTAGTGTGCCAGTCCCGTTTCAAAAGTGTCACAAAATGGCACAAAAGTGTCACAAAACTGTCACACTTTTTGGCTATTAGTCGCAGGTCCGGAGGAGGCGCGGAGAAAAATTTAGAGGGGTGTGACACTTTACTGGCATAATGTGACACTTTTGTGTCACTTTTAAAAACCCGCAAACCCTTGTGTAGCAAGGCTTTCAGGGCTTTTGTGCCAGTTGTGCCACCTTTTTTAAATATTTTCTACAAAATAAAAATTTAATAAAAATAGTATATATAAAAAGTATTTTGAAAAGTACTGGCACATGGCACAAAGTGTCACACAAGGACAATTTTGTTTGAAAGGAGGGATCTCGTGGATTTCTATCAAATCAAGGAAAAGCAGAAGACTTATACGGTGGAAGAAGAGTCAGTAAAGCGGAAAATTGCGGCCTTGGAGATATATCCAGACTTCAGTCCGATACGTTCGAAGGATTTGATGGTCCGCGGGAGATCATTTTATGCAATATGGGACGAAGCGAAGCAGATATGGTCAACCGATGAAGCGGATGTTCAACGTCTGGTTGACCAAGAATTAGACGAATACGCGGAGAAAAGACGGAAAAATTGGCAGGGGCCGATTGAGATTAAGAAGATGATCTCATATTCGTCAAATGTCTGGAGTGGCTATCGCCGGTTCTTACGTGATATGTTCGACTCTTCTCATCAGTTGGACGAGAACCTGACTTTCTTAAACACAAAGATCAAAAAGAGCGATTATGTTAGTTTAAGACTTCCTTATTCGTTAGAGGAAGGCTCGTTCGCAGCCTATGATGAGTTAATGTCTACCCTGTATGTCCCCGAAGAGAGGCAGAAGTTGGAGTGGGCTATCGGAGCAATAGTCGCTGGAGACGCTAAACATATTCAGAAGTTTATTGTTCTGTATGGCGAGGCTGGTTCTGGTAAGTCGACATTTCTCAATATTGTCCAAAAACTCTTTGAGGGATATTACACTACGTTCGAAGCCAAAGCATTAGCTGGCGCCAACAACACGTTCGCCACCCAACCATTCAGAAACAATCCTTTGGTAGCAATCCAGCATGACGGAGATCTATCCAAGATTGAGGATAACACAAAACTCAACTCCATTATATCTCATGAGGAGATGGAATGGGAAGAGAAGCATAAGCCATCCTACACAGCTAGGTCAAATGCGTTTCTCTTCATGGGGACCAACCAGCCGGTTAAGATAACCGACGCAAAGTCAGGAATTATTCGGCGTTTGATTGATGTCCGTCCAAGCGGCAACAGAGTTCCGGTTCAGCGCTATCACGTTTTGCTTAGCCAGATAGAGTTTGAGTTAGGCGCCATCGCCTATCATTGTCTTGGGGTTTACCAACAGCTCGGTAAGAATTGTTATTCAAGTTATCGGCCTCTTGAGATGATGTATCAGACCGACGTCTTCTTTAATTTTGTCGAGGACAACTATCACGTCTTCAGAGAACAAGACGGTGTAGGTCTGAACCAAGCATACGAGATGTACAAGACATATTGCGACGAGGCGTTGGTGCCATACAAGTTAGCAAAGCATAAATTCAGAGAGGAGTTGAAAGGATATTTTAGAGAGTTCTCAGATAGAACCAGAGTAGAGGGCAAACAACTAAGAAACTATTACTCAGGTTTTCTCATTGAGAAGTTTGACCAAACAAGAATTGAGCCAAAAGATGAAACCCCATATTCTTTAGTGCTGGACGAGACTGTTTCTCATCTCGACGATATTCTTACTACTTGCCAGGCCCAATACGCCAACGTCAAAGAAACCCCAGAGAAAAAATGGGATGAGGTCACGACAACGCTTGCGGATATTGACACCCAGAAACTTCATTACGTTCGTCCTCCAGAGAATCATATCGTGATTGACTTCGATTTGAAGGATGAGACTGGAAAGAAGTCGATGGAGTTGAATTTGAAAGCGGCTAGTGCGTGGCCAGCTACATATGCTGAGTTTAGTAAAGGCGGCGCGGGCGTGCATCTCCATTATATTTATGACGGAGACGTTGAACGACTTAGCAGAATCTATTCCGAGGGGATTGAGGTAAAAGTCTTTGTCGGCAAGTCCTCTTTGAGGAGAAAACTATCCAAGTGTAACAACTCACCAATTGCCACGTTAACTAGTGGACTACCTGTGAAAGGAGAAAAAATGCTTAATTTTGAAGCTGTGCAAAGCGAGAAGGGTCTTCGCGCCCAAATCGAGAAGTGTTTAAAGAAACAGCACCACGGTGCTACTAAACCAGAAATCGACTTCATACACAAAATTTTAGAAGACGCACACTCTTCTGGGTTGAAGTATGATGTAACAGATATGCGCCCGAAGATTCTTGTGTTCGCAAACAACTCAACTAATCAATCGGAGTATTGTGTCAAACTTGTTCAGAAGATGCGGTTTGCGTCCGATGAAACCAGCGTCTCTCCGGAAGAGTATCACGATGATGAATTGATATTTTATGACGTCGAGGTCTTTCCAAATCTGTTTGTCGTTGTGTGGAAACGGGAGGGCGGAGAGAAAGTCAAGATGATAAACCCCTCCTCAGCAAGCATAGAGAATCTGATGAAATTTATGTTAGTCGGTTTTAACTGCCGTCGATACGACAATCATATTCTTTATGCTCGGTATATCGGCTATGACAATCTTCAGCTTTACAATCTTAGCCAGAAAATCATCAACGGCAGCAGAAACGCAATGTTCGGTGAAGCATACAATATTTCCTATACCGATGTTTATGACTTCTCGTCCAAGAAGCAGAGTCTTAAGAAGTTTGAGATTGAACTCGGCATTCACCATCAGGAGCTTGGACTCCCTTGGGACGAGCCGGTTCCGGAAGAGCTTTGGGAAAAGGTTGCGGATTACTGCGGCAATGACGTCGACGCCACAGAGGCCACGTTCCACGCAAGGAAACAAGACTTCGTGGCAAGATTGATATTGTCGGACTTGAGTGGTCTCACACCAAATGACACGACACAGATGCATACTGCTAAAATTATATTTGGAAACGACAAAACTCCTCAGGATAAGTTTGTATACACCGACCTGAGCAAGGAGTTTCCGGGGTACAAGTATGAGAATGGTAAGAGCACCTATCGTGGCGTGGAAGTTGGAGAAGGCGGGCGAGTCTATGCGGAGCCGGGAATGTATTCAGATACTCCGATTCTTGATATCGTCTCGATGCATCCGACGAGCGCTATTTTGCTAAATGTCTTTGGGCCTTACACAAAGAATTTCAAAGAACTTCTGGATGCTCGCGTAGCCATTAAACATAAGGATTATGATACCGCTAAAGGAATGCTCGGCGGCATTCTCCAAAACTATCTTACCAATGATGGCGATTCGGGGGCATTGGCATATGCGTTGAAGATTGTCATTAATATTGTCTATGGGTTGACCTCGGCAAAGTTTGATAATAGGTTTAGAGACCCGAGAAACAAAGACAACATTGTGGCAAAGCGCGGGGCACTGTTTATGGTCGATCTCCAATTTGCGGTCGAAGAAAAAGGCTTTACCGTGGCACACATAAAGACGGACTCCATTAAGATACCTAAAGCAAGCAATGATATTGTCAAGTTTGTCATGGAGTTTGGAGAAAAGTATGGGTACACCTTTGAGCATGAGGCAACATATGACAAGATGTGTTTAGTAAACGACGCAGTTTATATTGCTCGTTACTCGACTGCCGAGAAATGCGAGAAGCTTTATGGCTATGTACCCAAGGATATTAAAGACCACGCCGGGGAATGGACTGCAACTGGCGCTCAATTTGCGCAGCCCTACGTATTCAAAACCTTATTCTCTAACGAGCCAATTGTCTTCGATGATCTATACGAAACAAAGAGCGTCACGTCTGCTTTATATCTTGACATGAACGAACGGCTAGGAGAAGACGAGCACGACTATCACTTTGTCGGAAAGACTGGAGCATTCTGCCCAATCTTGTCTGGGCATGGAGGAGGACTTTTATATCGGGAGAAGGATGGTAAATACTATGCAGCCACAGGATCTAAAGGGTATCGGTGGCTAGAAGCAGAAATGGTTAAGAGTCTTGGTTTAGACTCGGCTATTGATCGTGGCTATTACAATTCTTTAGTTGATGCTGCGGTCGAGGATATTTCAAAGTTCGGTGATTTTGAGTGGTTTGTTTCGGATATTTCGTTAGATGATGTAACGGAAGAAGTATCCGATCCAATTGGATTTGACGACGCGCCTCCATGGGAACTGGATTGTGGAAGATTCGACTGCCAAGGCTGCCCGCACTGGGCAAATACTCATGAGGAAGAGCTGAAACTTATTTGCGAAGCAGGTTATGAATGCCTGCCATTTTGAAAGGAGAATAACCATGGCTACCTATGTAAGAGATAACATTATTATTGAAGGCGCAAGAATCGGCTTTCGCAATTTCAGCGGTAAAGAAGGTCAATTCAATCCTGCTGGAAAGAAAAACTTCTGCGTATTTCTTGAAGAAGATTTGGCGCACAAGTTGGAAGAAGATGGCTGGAATGTTCGTTGGCTCCAGTCGAGAGATGAACAAGAGCACGAGCAGGGATATTTACAGGTTGCGGTAAGCTTTGACAATATTCCGCCAAAAATCATCATGATTACAAGCGGCGGTAAAACTATTCTGGATGACGAGTCGGTTGGCCTGTTGGATTGGGCCGAAATTTCGGAAATCGATCTGATTATTCGTCCGTACAATTGGGTTCTCCATGAAGGAACCAAGAATGAGAAGTCTGGCGTAAAGGCTTATGTTAAGAGTATGTATGTCCAGATTGTCGAAGACGAATTCGAGAAGAAATGGGCAAACGCTCCTGTTGACATCGAAGAAGACTAATTATACTGCAGTAGAGATAGAGGCTGGATTACTATGTGTATGAAGGCCTCTCTCTTTATATTTGAAAGGAGGAATGGCCTATTGCGGTAGAGTTGTATGAGCATCAGAAAGAAGCTATCGATAAAATTAAGAATGGAAATATTCTTGTCGGTGGCGTTGGCTCAGGAAAATCAAGAACCGCCATTGGTTATTACTACCAGAAAGTTTGCGAAGGTAAAATTAAGATAAATGGAGATGGCGGCTTTTCTCCTTTCAAAAAACCTCGCGATCTTTATATCATCACTACAGCAAGAAAACGCGATTGCAAAGACTGGGAAAAAGAGTGCGCACCATTCTTGATATTTTCAGAAAGCGAGAAGAGCGTTTCAAATGTTAAGCTGACTGTTGACTCATGGAACAACATATCAAAGTATGTTGGCGTCAAGAACGCGTTCTTTATATTTGACGAGCAAAGAGTTGTGGGCTCTGGCGTTTGGGTTAAGTCTTTTCTTAAACTCGTTCAAAACAATCAATGGATTCTTCTTAGTGCTACACCAGGAGATACCTGGACGGATTATGTTCCGGTCTTTATAGCAAACGGTTTCTATAAGAACAAATCCGAGTTTGAGCGAAGACATGTGATATTTAGCCGCTTTTCTAAATTTCCAAAGGTTGACAGATATGTGGAAGTTTCGCGACTTCTAAAACTTAGAAATTCCATCACTGTTTATATGCACTACAACAAGCGTACCATTGCGCACGACAACAATGTTCCAGTTCCTTTTGACAGAGAGCTTCTAAATACTGTTCTTATAAAAAGATGGAACCTATATGAGCAGCGCCCTGTTAGAGACGTTGCGGAGCTTTGTTACTTGATGCGCAAGGTTGTCAATAGCGACCCAAGAAGAGCGCATATCGTTGGGCAACTTTTAGCAAAACACCAAAAAATCATCGTCTTCTATAACTTTAACTATGAGCTTGATATTTTACTTCAGCTTGGAGAGGATTTAGGCGTTACAACCGCTCAGTGGAATGGGCACAAACATGAGCAAATTCCCGAAACAGAATCTTGGATGTATCTTGTCCAATATGCGGCTGGAGCAGAAGGATGGAATTGTATTGAAACCGACACTATTATATTCTTCTCGCAGAATTATTCATACAAAGCAACCATTCAGGCTGCTGGAAGAATTGATAGGATCAATACTCCGTTCACAGATTTGTATTACTACTATTTGAGATCAAACTCGGTTATAGATTTAGCAATTCAAAAAGCATTTAACAACAAACGTAACTTTAATGAGCATAGATTTATGGCAGCATAGGCCTCGCAGAAAAAACATGGCATCTAATAGAAGGGATAGGATTTCTTACCCTTTATATTTTTGAAAGGAGGCCGCTTTTATGGCTAGAGAGTCAAAATTTCAGAGCGAGCTCATTAAAGAATTATATGAGTTGTTCCCTGGGTGTATTGTTTTGAAGAATGACGCCAATTATATTCAGGGCTTTCCTGACTTAACAATACTTTATAGACCATTTTGGGCGGTCTTAGAATGCAAGCGAAGTCTTTACGAACCATATCAACCAAATCAGGAGTATTATCTTGAGCTTTGTGACGATATGGGATTTGCTGCGATGATCTGCCCAGAAAACAGAGAGGCGGTTTTATATGAACTTCAACGTGCATTCTCATCTGGAAGGGCAACACGCATTTTTAAGCGCTAGTAAGTATCATTGGATAAATTACGATGAAGAAAAGCTAGCCGCCACATATCGTAAAGCTCGTGCGGCACAGCTTGGAACGGAGTACCACGAGGTAGCTTGCAAATTAATCCGTCTGGGAATCAAGCTTCCTAAATCAGGAAAAACTCTTAACCGATACGTTAACGATGCTATTGGTTTTCAAATGCAGCCGGAAGTTCTGTTATATTATTCAGATAACTGTTTTGGAACAGCTGACACTATTTCTTTTAAAAAGAATGTGTTAAGAATTTCCGACTATAAATCCGGCGAGTCTCCGGCATCAATTAAACAGCTTTGTGTTTATGCGGCGTTATTCTGTTTAGAATACGGATACAAGCCTATGGAATTGGAAATCGAACTTCGTTTGTACCAGTATGACGACGTTACTTTTTATGCCCCAACGGCAGAAGAGATTCTGTACATCATGGCAAAAATTATATCTTTTGATAAACAAATCGAAAAAATGAAAATAGGAGGGTAACTTCATGAGCAACGAATTAGCACACATTGGCATGCCTCGGCGTTCAGGAAGATATCCTTGGGGCTCTGGAGAAAATGGCTATCAGCGATCCATTGGTTGGCGCGGTCATATACAATCGCTTAAAGAACAAGGATTTAGCGATGTGGAAATTGCAAAAGCTGAAGGAATTACAACCACACAACTTCGTGCTCGGAATTCAATAGCAAAGTATGAAGTTGCAGCGGCTGAGCGTGCAGAAGCTTTAAGGCTTAAAGATAAAGGACTTTCCAATATGGAGATCGGTCGCCAAATGGGTAAAAATGAATCTTCTGTCCGAAATCTTTTAGACCCCGCTTTAGCTGAACGTTCTGAAATAATTATGACCACCGCGCAAATGTTAAAAGAACAAGTGACCAAAAAAGGATACATTGATATTGGTGCGGGCGTTGAGCCTCACGTTGGGGTAAGCCGAGATAAGTTGAACAAAGCCGTAGCTATTTTAGAAGAAGAAGGCTATCAAATCCAAACAGTTAATGTTGACCAAATTGGAATGCCTGGAAAATTTACAATTGTAAAAGCTTTAGCCCCACCAACTGATAATCCGAAGCAACAATGGCGAGAACTGGTTAACGATCCTTCCAAAATTCAAGTTATTGATATGGTCTCAAATGATTATGGAAGAACGTATGATCGAGACTCGTCTGGCGTCTTTAATCCAGCCAAGATTCAAAATGTTGACTCAAGTCGAATTCAAGTTCGTTATCATGGAGAAGGCGGCGAAAGCAAAGATGGTGTTATCGAGCTTCGTCGTGGAACAACAGATTTAAATTTGGGCGGTTCTCAATATGCCCAAGTTAGAATTGGTGTTGATGGCACCCATTATCTTAAAGGTATGGCTATTTACAACGACAACATGCCTGCTGGAGTTGACATCATATTTAACACTAACAAAACCTCAACCGGGAACAAAATGGACGCCATGAAGAAGATTAAAGATGATCCCGATAATCCCTTTGGTTCTTCCATTAAAACTTTTGGGCAAAGAGGAGCGTTAAACATTGTCAATGAAGAAGGCGATTGGGAGACCTGGTCAAAAACCTTGTCTTCTCAAGTGCTTTCAAAGCAGACAACGCCTCTTGCTAAACGGCAGCTCGATCTTGGGTATCAAGAAAAGAAGGAAGAATATGATGAAATTTCTTCTTTGACTAACCCCGTTGTCAAAAAGCAATTACTTTTAGCTTTTGCTGATGACTGCGATTCTTCGGCTGTGCATTTGAAGGCTGCCGGTTTGCCACGACAGGCATCCAAAGTTATATTACCAATACCGGATCTAAAAGAAAACGAAGTTTACGCACCGACATTCAAGGATGGAGAAACTGTTGTCCTAATTCGTCATCCTCATGGCGGAACGTTCGAAATTCCTCAAGTTACGGTGAATAATAAATCTAAGTCGGCAAAGGCCATCATGGAAAATGCCCCGGATGCCATAGGTATTAATCCTAAGGTTGCGCAAAAGCTTTCTGGCGCAGACTTTGATGGCGATACCGTCATTGTTATTCCAAATAATACTGGCCTGATTAAAACTTCGGCTTCTTTAAAGGGTCTTGAAAATTTTGATCCTGTAACAGCTTACCCTCCTTATGATGGCATGAGGACCATAGATGGAGGAACCTACAACGCTAAAACCAGAGAAGTTGATTATGGCGGAAAGAAACCCAAATCCCAAACCAAGCAGACACAAATGGGTATTGTTTCAAATTTAATTACCGATATGACAATCAAAGGAGCAACCCTCGACGAGATTGCTTTTGCTGTAAAACATTCAATGGTTGTTATAGATTCCGAAAAGCATCATCTAAATTATAAGCAGTCTCGTATAGATAATAAAATTGACTCACTTGCTGCAAAATATCAGCGAAGTTCTCAAGGTGGGGCTTCAACTATTATTTCCCGAGCCGGTTCAGAATATAGAGTTGACGAGAGAAAATCGACTGTAATAATTGACCCAAACACGGGAAAGAAAACTTACCGCACAACAGGGGCTTCTTATGAAAAGATGAAACTTGTTACTGATCCGGCAACCGGTCAGCCAGTAATAGACCCCTCTACAGGAAAGAAGATTTACGTTTCGACGGGTAAGATTATAACTAAGAAGACCAAATCTACCCAAATGGCCGAGACCGATGATGCTTATACCCTATCCTCTGGTCGTCAAATTGAGCAAGTATATGCAGGGTATGCTAACTCAATGAAAGCCCTTGCTAATCAAGCTCGAAAAGAAGCAGTTGCTATTGTGCCTACTCCTTACAGTCCGTCTGCACATGAGGTCTATTCAAAAGAGGTGGCCCGCCTAGAGGCAGACCTGAAGATAGCCCTCATGAACAAACCCGTTGAACGCCAAGCACAGATCATTGCTAACTCTATAGTGAACCGTAAGAAAGAAGCTAACCCGGGTATGGATAGTGATGACATTAAGAAAGTACGAAATCAAGCTTTAGCGGAAGCACGTTCCAGAACAGGAGCTAAGAAGAATCTAGTAGACATTGACAGCGATGAGTGGACCGCCATACAAGCAGGGGCCATAAGCCCATCCAAACTCTCCCAGATACTTCAGAACGCCAACCTAGATCAAATCAAACAGTTGGCTACTCCACGTACAACAACCGCACTTAGTCCTGCACGCTTGCAACGAGCTCAGTCAATGCTTGCTGCTGGACTTACACAAGCAGAAGTTGCAGAAGCTTTAGGCGTCTCAACATCAACGCTTTCTAAAGCATTAAAGTAAACGAAAGGAGTAAAGCTTATGGAAGCCGAAAGAAACAACGACCTCGATCTTCAGGATGATTCTTCTGTTGTCGCAATGCTTACAACAGCTGACAATCCTTTCGATCCTTTCACACAGTTCGATGAATGGCAAACGTTTGACGAAGCAAAAGGTTACAACACTTGTGCTTACTTGGCTAGAATTGCGAAGACAAGTGATGAACTATCAGAAACAGATCAGAATCTTGCTATTCAATCGGCGATTGATGAAATCGTTCGTATAAACGTATTAGGGATCTACAAGAAGGTCCTGGCATAGAGGGGGAGGGTCCGCAAAAGGGCCCCCCGCCCTGCAT